CCTACTTGCAAACCATAGCCTTCAGATGCTTTCTCTTTATCTGTTGCCCATTGGTTAGGGAAGTTTGTGTACTGAATATCAATTATTATATCTTTCATTTCATTAGTTGACTTGTTAATCCATCGTTTGAATATTTAGCAAAGTTAATAATAATTTTTGATTCTTTCTTTTCAGGCATATAAAGGTGCTTTTGATTTGCCATTATAGCCAGTCCGGAACTAATCGTTGCGTCAAATCTCGTTCTGTCATTTATATCAAACTTTGCCCAATCCTCAAGTGTTCTGATGAAAGGCATACTGCCAATCACGTCAGGGTCTCTATATGTTCCTGTAAGGTCAAATCCGACATACTTCTCAATATATGACTCAATAGCTGCTGCGTGTGACTGCTTGACATCCTCTGATGAGTTAGGTATGCCACCAAGTTCACGCTCAGTTTTAGTGAGCTTATTAAATTGTTTGTCGGGTCGATTCATACAAAATCCTCTATATCCCCTGTTTTTAAAATGGTATAGTAATCGTGGTTTGTTATTCTCTATAAGTATTGGCATACCATAGAAAACACAAGCCATTAGTATTTCTTCAAAAAATATCTCTGCGGTTTGTGGTCTTGCTACATATTCTAAAAAGAACTCATTGGTTGGTGCATCATCCATGTGAAACTTTGTCATTCCGTGAAGCGATCCACAGGACCCTCTGCCTCCTACTACTGCTGATATGTCGTATGGGTCACATCCGAAGGAGCCAAGATGCTCATTCCCTGGAAAATTGATGCCATTCTTGACATACACATTATTTATGTAGTGCGCAGGAGGAAACCAACTGATGGCAAATCTGCCACTTCTATTTGGTGTCCATATAACTTTTGTGTCCTTTATCCCATCTTTCCATGAGAAGGAGCCTCTTGTTATGTGCTGCCCTATTACCAATGACTCATTGTAATCAATTTGCTGATATATCTTTGTAAGGTTGAATAGCGCCTGCTTACTCTCGTCTCTGAATGCGTGTGACTCTGTTCTTGGAAACTGTCTGTAGAACTCATTGAGTGCATCTGCATCATTTTTTAGCGAGTCTACCTCATTCTCCCAATAGTCAATCGCTCCATTTTTGATGATACCACCATCTACTCCTTCTATTGGCTCCTCCGGCTTTCTGAATACTGGATACCCATATCGGTCAATAAAGCCCTCCATGTTCCACTCCATAGGAATAAATAGTCCGTACATCCCACTCTTTGTCTGTCCGTTAGCGTTTCTTACTGTTGCATCTGAGTCGTAGTATAGCGTTTTGAAATTCTCCCCACCTTTATTAAGTGCATTTGAGGTTGACCCCATCATGCATTTACCGATAATCTTACTACCTAATCGCAAGCAGGTTTTTGTTACGCGCCAATTGTTGAGAATGTTATTTGGCTTAATCCATTTGCCACTCTCATCATGCGCCAGGAATAGCAGCTTCTCACCATCATAAGAGTTGTCCTCAGTATTCTTCCAGTCAATACTTGTGTCCAATCCTACTATGTCGTTTTCACCAATCTCATGCATATTCTTCTTGGTAATCTTTGATGCTGGTACGCGGAATCCAAGCTCTGTCTTTGGCTTGTCCATACCATCCATAATAGGCTTGAAGAAGAACGGCAACTTACTGTTAATAGGCACTACTTTATCTGTGAACATCTTCTTGGCATCGGAACCGGTCTTTGACAAGATTCCGAGACGCGCATCCTTTGCAAGTGTTCCTATGTTGACACATTCTGCGGATGACATAAATGAGAAACCTGAGCGTCTTATCTTTAGGTATATCATCCCAAAGCATCTTGGGTCTGCCTTGCAAGCTTCCCAAAAGAGGAAGAAGATTCTGTTTGCTTCACGGAAGTCAGGATAGCCTACGTCAATGCTTGACCATTGTAGGTACATATAATGAGACCCTGTGATGTAACATGGCTTGCCATTATTGTAGAACCAAAAGCCTTGTTCTCTATAGTCGAACTCATTTTCAATATAGTCAACCCATTTGTTTTTGAACTCTAAAGGCTTCTCGTTCCAGGTAAATATTGAGGGTATCTTCTCAAGTTCTTTTGGTACCGGTACTCGCTCCCAATATTGCTCAGCCTTGGTATCGCTTCTCTTGTACGCCTTGTCGGGTACTGGAGGTAGCGCGATGTTTACGCCTGCGATGTTTATAATTTGTCCTATCTGCCCAGATTTTGATATGACTACTACGTCATACTGCTCATTATAGCCGTATGCCCATGAGCGCACTCTACTCTTATTGCTGATAGATTGCTTTGGTATTAAGTCCTCAACTACATAGTAGAGGTCTTTATTTACTTCTCCTTTCCGCAAAGCCTTGTTTTGATTCTGCTTTAGTAATCCCCCTGTCTGCAAAGTCAAGGGCTTCCCTTTCTGACTCAATCTTGTTGAGTATCTCAAATGCGTCAAATATTGCGAGTCGCTTGGTTGCGGCAGCGTTCTTTAGCTTATCTGCTGCGATGTCACCATCATCTCCGCTTCCCAAGATAGGCTCTTGAGCAATCTTTACCAACTCCTCAATGGCTCGATGACCGGCTGCTATTATTTTCAGTTTTATTTCCCTGTTGCTCATAGCTTCATTGTTACGAAATGATCGAACATCCTATATAGCTTTTCACCATCAATGTCAAATTCGTACTCCCCATTTGGAGCGAAGCAGACTATGTCACCTTCGTTGACACCCTTACTTCTTAAATATTCATTAGGGTACATCATCGTCCCCATCAATGGCTCTAAACTGAACGGTTTCTTTATATAGCTCTCAGTTGCAGGCAGTGGCTTGACGAAGCAATACTTGTCATAGGCATTCCACTTGCCTTCACTTTTGTATAAAAAAAACTGCTCCTCATCAATGAAGAACAGGTCGTCTTTAAAGAAGCTCTTGCCGCTTTTACGTCTTCCTTTTACATCGTTATAGAACTTGAAGACGTTGTGGTGAACTATTAAAGTATCCCCATTCTTAATTGGCCCCTTGTAATTTAATGGTGTCTCTATAACTTCAGCATGGCGGTTTGAGAACCTGTAATCCTCTTCAGAGGTATTTACAATGAACTCTATACCGGCTATTAGCTTTGTGTTGTTATATCGACTTCCATTTACAGGTTTCACTATAAATTGAGTCGGTGATTTCATTAAAAATCTATATTAAATTCGATTGAAGTTGGAATCGTTTGATTAAATTCTTTCCAAAGGACTATCTCGCCCTTCTTGTTGATTATGTATATCTTGATAGAAGAGCTGATATGGTCCCTCTTAATAAGATGAATCTCATTACTATCGCCAAGCACTTTCTGCCCAACGATATAATGGATTGCACCAGATTTGTAATCGGGACCTATCGATATCTTCCTTATGTCCATTAACCTACTTTATTGACTGTTAATATTACTGACGGTACAGTATCTACTGGAGGTACTGCCACTGGAACAGATACAAGCTGTACATTGGCATTTGTTGTGTACCAAACAATCTCTACATACTGCCCTGCATTGAGTTGGATAAATATATTCCAGGCTGCGACAACATAGTGATTATTATTCGCTAATGTCACTATTGTATTTGACCCACCTACATTAACTCCGTTCTTCTTAAAGTATATATTTACATCTCCTACTGACCCACCTGTTTTAGTAAGCTGTGCAGAGAACTGAATATTATAAACTCCTGTTTGAGCTACAGTTATCTGTGTTGGATTACCTAAGCCATTGTTCACAATACTTACATCTGAAGAACCTGCTGATAATCCAAACTCCATAAATTCCTCAACTGACCCTAAAGTAGAATAGCTATTCATGTCGTAGAATGAGCCGTATGCAGGGGCTGCTGGAGATGTCCACTGTGCAGGGAATCCTGCGCCTTGACTAACTAATACATCGCCAATAGCTCCTTCACTACCATTGGTGTAGATAGCTTTGCTTATCTCTACTCTGCTGTTGGCATCGTCAACTTTGATATAAGTTCCGTTAACAGCATTGCCCCAGTCTCCAAGTGAATATTCATTATTAGCAAAGTCAACAATAAAGCCTGACATCAACCATCCATTGTCTCCAATTTGGAAGAAGTTGCCTGAGTATGCTTGTATGCCCTCCATGATAACATCATCTGTAGTAACTTCAAGTGACTGTGACGTTAGTTTATGTATGCCTAAGTCAACAGGACCTGTTGCTCCTATATATGGAACATATGCTGTTAATGCACCTGTTGTAATATAAGTATTATTATCTACAGACCCATCAGCTTTTAGGAACTCAGTAGATAAGCCACCTGCTCTAACGATATTTGCAGCTATTAAATCATGTGGCCCTAAGTTTAATTGAGTTGTAGCTCCGGTATATGGCACATAAGTACTTGACCCAGCGACAGATATAATGTCACTTATGGTAAAGTTTTTAGTCATAAGCATATCGTTAAGGTCAGTGCCGATAAGTTTATCTGACAATGTCGGTGACGAAGGGAATGGGTATGTACTTATTTTAGCCATTTTATTGTTTTTGTGTTACTTCTCCTGTTTGTAAATTTATTACTGAGTCTTGACCGTATTTTCCTATCAGCATTTTCTCGTACTCAAAAAACTCTTGACGCATTGCATTTATCTGATTTAGGATTCCCTGCTTGTTGAGTTCTAATTCTCCGAGTGCCATTTTCGCTTTTGAAAATTCGGCATTCATGCCTTGGATTTTTTCTAGTTCTTCTTTTGAAACGTAAGTCATAATTGATTAGATTTAATTTAAGTAGCAAATATAAACATTTAATTTTGATTTCTTCTTATTGAGCTGCCAAAGTAATAGCCAAATATTGAAATTACAATACCCTCTGTAATGCCGATTAGGTGAATCCATACCTCTTTGTTGTCAACCGGTATTGATAAGTACACTATTGCATAAATCATAAAGCAGAATGCAGCAAGCCCTGTTAGTCCTGTAAGGTAGAACAGAAAGTCATACTTATGAATTTTTGCTATCTCTATCTCTCTGTTTCTTGCAGAGTCTCTATCCTTCAGCTCAAGCTCCTCAAGCTTTAAAATCTCTTGTGAGAGCATTTCTTTATCCTCAGGGGATATGTCATCGGCTAAATTGATTAAGTTCTTTACAATGCCTAATGCGCCCCTGTCAGGCAGTATGTCGCCTACTGTCTGTAAAATCTTTGGAGCTTTCTCGGCTAAGAACTTACCGACTTTTGTGTCTTTGAATTTTTTTCTCATAGTTCAATTAGGGTAAAGTTGATGAGTTGATTAGGTTTGAATATCTTGATAGCTTGGTACCAAATCTTGTCGGGAACAACTAGACATCCTGCTGACCAGGTATCTACTGCATGGCCTATGCCGCCACGGTGAAAGTTGATGCCGTACCAACCTTTGGTTTTAACATTTTTATCAAGCTTTCGGTCTTTGTTGGCATCCCTCCAAATTTCAATTGCACCAGCTTGAAAAAAGTACGGAGCATTCAACCACAGATGTTTCCAATCAGGAGCAGTAACAAACTTATGACTTCCGATTACTTGCTGCTCGCAGGCAACCGCACTACCTGTTATGCCACCAACTGTTAGCGGATTGAACACGATGTAATCTCCAGGAGTAGTTGAGCATGACATAATCATATCGGCTACGCGGTTATTGAATCTCACAACGTAGTCTGCAAACTTATTATCGAAGCTCTGGTCTGTTCTAATCCAAACAAAATCAGTTACAGGCTTCACCCATCCTCTTTGATCCATCTCTGCATCAATCCATTGCTTTGCTCCTCCGAGTGTCAATGGTCCTACTATGCCATCGATATTGCCTTGGTAGTATCCTCTATCTTTGAGTATCTGTTGGAATCCTTTCATTTTTCTAATTTTTCGACTAGATTCAATAGCTTTTTCATTAGTGCTGTATTGTTCTCGATAACATGGTTATTCGAGCTAAGTGTTTCCATCAAGGTTGTTCTGTCTTCAACGAGATAATTCTCAAGCCTTTTCTCTAGGTCAACTATTCTTGTCTCGTTCTTTCGGTGCCATATAAAGAACTGCTTGCCCATGAAGTAGATGATGCCGATCATCAGTATGGCGAATAGTCCTAAGATTCCGTAATTTGTAAGATAGCTTATGTCTTGGGGTACTTGCAAAAACATGGGTCTAGTGTTTGTATTCAACTATCGGTAAGTATCTTACCCACCAACAGTCTAAATTTTTGTTTTCAAATATTTGGTACAGTGGTAAAATCCAATTCTTTTCTGCGTCTAACAATGGTGTAAATAGCTTGAACTCATCGTAGTGCTTGCCATGTAAATACTTTCTTTCATCCTCATCAAGTATTCCACCCAGCATTTTACTCTATTGGAGGGAATGGCGGTGATGGTTTCGGTTTATAGTCGATGAGCGGCAAATCTTTTACCCATTGAAACTCAGGATTGACGCAAAATTCCATCTCTTCAATAGAAATTATCCAATTATCGAAGTCATCCTGTATCGGGTTAAAATAGCTGTCTTCATCATAAAGCTGACCTATTAAGCTATCTTTTTGTGTTTCTGTTAATAGTCCTACTTGTATCATATTTGTCTGCCTAAAGTTGTGTTAAATGCCTGCACCGCAGTATAAAAGTTGCCTACATCTGTATCTGTTAAGCCATCACCGATAGAGGCGAAAGCAAATTGTTTTGATGAAAATATTTGTGCTGCACCACTATTATTTCTTGCACCAACATAAATATCAAAATTTACAGATGTTGTTCCAGCAGCTGTGTTTGTTCCTTTTAAAATACCGTTTAAAAACCCTTTATGATTTGATGATGAATTTCTTGTGTTAATATGAAAACCTCTTGAATCAGTATTTGCAAAACTTACATATTGACCTCCAAAAGATGAATGATTCGTATAATAAGCAACATTTGAAATTCTTGAATCAATACCAAATCCTGCTACAGAGCCATTATAATTTCCTATGTCTTCTTTTACTTCATCAATATTTGTTCTAACATAAATTGACATATGATTATTATTAGTTATTGCAGAAGGATTTAAAAAAGTATTTGCATATGAATTAGTTCCATTGCCTTGAATACCATTTGCACTATGAGTCATACCACCAAAAAATACTAAGCGAAAAGCTGCATTTGTATCCAAAGGATTTTTTAAATTCCATTTGTGGCTTGATGCAGTACCACCAACAAAAGGATAAATGGCTTTCATCTTAGTCCAAATACCATAGCCTTTCATATCTAAAACTAAGGTATTGATAGCTTGCGCTTGAACTTGGTCTTGAATGTCAGCAGCAGTAACAAATGCTTGAGCATCAGGGTCACTAACTGTCTGTGGCCCTACTGACCTTCCTAAAGTTGTGTTGAAATTTTGTACTGCTGTGTAAAAATTAGCGGCTTCAGTATCAGTTAAGCCGTCACCGATAGATGCAAAAGCGCATTGAAAAACACCAAAATTATTACTAGTATTGGCAATATTTATACTACCTATATAAATTGGAAAGTTTATAGCAGTTACATTATTTGCGTTTGCATTACTATTTGTTCCTACTATTAAACCATTTCTAAATAGCCTAAAAGAAGCTGATGTAGTTCTATTATTAGTATAAAATGCTTGTCCTGTTGGTTCAGTATAATTTATTCTATTTGTATTATAATTATAACTATCTGCTTGAACTAAATTACCAGCTGTTGACCTTCCGTAAATTGTAAATAAAGGGATAAAACTACCACCAACCGCAGAACCTATTAAACCAGCACTTGCAGCGGATGTATTTGTTCTTGAATAATAGCTCATGTGAGTATTATTATTTGTTAGTGATGTCGAAGGGCTTAAAAAAGTATTTGCATAGGCATTTGTTCCGTTTGGTAAAGCACCTGTTGCAGAATGTGTCCAACCACCATTAAACACCAACCTAAAAGCCGCATCTAAATCTCTCGGGTCTTTCAAATTCCATTTATGCAAAGCAGCAGTTCCACCAACCATCGGATAAATAGCTTTCATCTTTGTCCAAATACCGAAGCCTTTAAGCGCCACAACTAAATTGTTTATGGCTGTTAAATTTGTCGCACCTGTAAGCCCACTTGCTGTGAAAAATGCTTGTGCATCAGCATCTGTTATTGTAAGTGAGTTGCTTGTTGCTTCCGCTGAGCCTGCTATATTTGTTGCTGTTACAGCGCAGGTTATTGCAAATGTTGCATCAGCTTGGACAAGAGTATATGTTGATGAGGTAGCACTTGCTATGTTGCTCCCATTTCTTTTCCATTGATAAGCATATGTTGGAGTTGGGGCACCTGTCCATGTACCAGTGGTACTTGACAATGTTTGACCTACTACGGCTGTTCCTGAGATGACAGGAGCTACAGTATTTGACGGTGGTATTCCTCCACCGCCTCCTGCGTTCCTTGTCTTTGACATTATTGTATTTGTAATTGTTACTGTTAGCATTTACCAAAGAGCTAATATGTCAGCAGATGTTCCTGTATTCCATACTTTTACTACCTGAACAGGTAAGAATGACCCATTTTGTACGTCAACAAAAATCACCTTATCGTTGCCTGCTGTTGTTACCTCAACATCACCACCTGTACCTACATAAAGCACACAGCCTGTGTTTTGACCACCGGCCATTGGACTTGACTGATAGATAATATAAGCCTCTGGAGAAGCTGCAAATATATTAGCATTCAGCGTAAGGATTGTTGGTGTAGCCGGAGATACATCTGTAATTGTGGCAGAGGCTCCTGTTGCTGTGTTATAGACAATATTGCCAGGATAAATTTGCAGCGCAGGAAAATTTTTACCTGCATCAATCAATTGACTGGCTCCATTCGCTGTTGTTGTTCCAGATGTAGCTACTGCCGGATATGGGATGTCAGCATTATCTGATTTATATACCGCAAGCGCTCTGCTTGGTTGTATTCTTACGTTTGCCATTTTTTATTTTTTATCGTATGGAAAGATTCTGTTTAATGTATCTCTTCGCTCGTCGCATCCGCAGTCCTCTACACCAATTCCATTTATTACTGTCTTGACTACTGTTTTTACGCCTGTAGCTCTTAGTATTTTCTCTACAGTGTCACCGAGTCCTTTACTTTTGCTCATGCTTTTGATATTTTGTTACCCATACCAACTCTTGACTTCTCAGCTTTCTTCGCTCTTAGCTCTGATGCTGTCATCTCGCTTTTGGTCTTTGGTGTCTGTGATGAAATCTTCTTCGTTGGTCGGCAGTATTCATTCTTCCCTCCTGCACCGCAAGGTTTATTTGTCTTTGTGTCCACCCAGTTCTCCTTATCCCAACGCTTTAGGCTTGTGCCCTTCTCTGACTTCACCACATTGCCACTTGCTTTGCGGCACTTGGCTATTGCCTGTGACGCTCTTGCCGATGGGAAAACATCGTACTGTGCTTTGACTTTTTTGTAGCAGGAGTCTTTCATTAGTATTTGCCTTGTCGTCCTTTAGGGTTACTTGCTGTGCTTCCACCTGGTCCTGCCCATAGCTTTTTGCAGGCCCAATATTTTGGCGTTAGCTTATTGTCAGCCTCATCGCATCCATGTCTAGCTTTGAAGCTCTTTCGTGCTGCCGCTGAGTAGTTATGGCCATAGCCTTTTGCTCCAAAATGTAGCAGCTTCTCCTGGCCATTGGCACAAGCCTTGACCATCATCTTTTTACCAGGTCTGTCTGAGGACACCGGCTTGTTGCAGCTCATCTTGGACTTGTTGGCCATTACTTCTTGTATTTTAGGCTTGTATATGCTCTGTCTGTGATGCCATCTTCGTTCTGTGGCACCTTTGGAGTCTCCTCAACCACAGTTTCTTGTACAGTCTCCTTAACTTGTACTGTCTCCTCTACGGCTTCTTCAATTTTTTTAGTCTTTGCCATGATATTTATTTTAGTGTTGCTCTATTTGTTAATGGATTGTATCGATATTCTGATAGGTCATGCTTTGTTTTCTTCGATGCCCTATCTATTGCCCTTTCCTCTGCTGTCATTGCATTTCGCTTTTGACCTTTTGCTGTGAGCGTTCCGTTTTGGTTCATGTCGCCTCTCTTTTTTAAAATATCGACAGCCAATTTCATGGATCCTACCTGCGATGCCAATCTATGGACTAATTGGTTCTCGCCCATATACTTTTGGCTGTCGATTTTCATTAGTATCCCTTTTTAGAAGGCATTGCTTTCTTGGCTGCACCAGACATTACCTTTTTGGTAGCGCCTTTTTTAGGCATAGCCTTCGGCATTTCCTTTGCACCACCTGGGGCTTGCAAACGAGATGCCATTGGGAGATTTGGAGTTGACTTTTTCATGAAAAAACTTATTTATTGTTAGCAAAATTACCCTTTTTTACGAAACTGCATACCGAGGTTCCCCTCTAAGCCACGAAGCCCCTTGATGTCCGGCATCCCTGCCTGTCTTTTCTGCCTGCCTGCACCCTGCTTTAGCTTTAAGTTCTCTTCTTGCAGATTTCTGATCATTTCTACCTGCTTATTCTTGAAAGTAATGTCATTAAGACCTGTCTTCAGGTCAATTTTCTGATATTCGTAGCTCTTAGGCTCAGCCTTTGCAGCCTCTTTAGTATTTTCTTTTGGCTTTGGCATAATATATTTGTTTATTGGGGTCAAATATAATAAGTTTTTCTGATTATCTTTGTAAATATTTTTATAAAATTTAATCTAATGCAAAAAACTCCTCGCAACTACCTAAAATACTGGAAGGTCATACGCCAGTATTACAAGACCAAGTTTGGACTCTTACAAGCTGACCTTGACGTACTGCTTTTTATGTTCTCTGAACGCTATTTTACGAGAGAGCGCTTTAAAAAATTTGACAAAATCCTCACATGGGACCGGTGGCGCTTTGACAAACTGCTAAAAGACGGTTGGTTTGAGGTGTTCAGACCTAAGGAGGGTAAGAAAAGGACTGTCTACAAGATGAGTGACAAGGGCATAAATGTCGTTAAGGACATTTACCGAAAGCTGAACGGAGATGAAATACCAATGACAGCTTGCAACAACCCAATGTTCAAGCGAAAGGTAAAATATACCGATAAGGTTTACAAGAATATGATTATCGAAATGAACAAGTCTATTCAACAAGAACGACGTGGTCTTCACGAATGATGGTATGTTGCTCGCCTGATATGATCATCGTGAACGAATAGCCTTTGTCGTAATAGACTACGTCACCCTCTTTGATTACAGTCACGTCAGTACCTGGCTTGACAACTTTACCCTTGCGGTATCTGAACTGATTAGCATCTTCTCCTGAGAGGATGATGCCTGAGTCTGTCTTTATCTCCTCGTCAATTGAAGAGACCACTATGTATTTGCCTATTGGTTGCATTTGATTAGATTTATGGTAATAAGAAAAATGTTTCGTCACCGATTTTTTTGTAGAACTTTAGCGTGTTGAACCACGCTTTAGCTTTTGCTGATATTAGGCTCATATTGCAGAAGGCATATATCCTTGGCTCACCTTCTCTGATACCATTGCTCACCATGTCAATGGCTATCTTTTTGTGTGTTACTGTAGGCTCAGCTCTCCACCAGATGTAGTTCTCTTTGTTTATGCCGGAGTATGCATTTGGTATTAGTATTGCCTTTGTGATACTGATGCCATACATCTCAGCGTGGACCGCTGCTGTTATTGCTCTTAGGCGCAGCCCCTCTGTATCTGTTGAGTCGGGGGTCTCTGACATAAGCATCTTCGCGAGCCAGTCAACGTCATCCCATTGTGCTTTTGGCTTATTGTTGATGGACCAATTCTTAAAAGTAGGTTTCTCTACTTTTATAAAAACAGCCGGAGCCGGCCTTGAATTGGATAGAGATGATGCCGCAATAAGCAGCAGGAATAATAGTGCATTTTGCATTAGATTAAATTTAAGTTAGAAAAAAAAGGGCTGGGCATTGACCCAACCCCCTTCACTTTAAAACCAAAAAACTAATCGAGAAGTTTGTTTATCTCCATCGCTCTGATAAGTCTGGTTATGCCAATACCAGCTCCTACGCGTGGGATAAATTTATTTTGTAAGAACTCTTCAAGCTCTGATATTACTCTGCTGTACCCAAATAGCTCAAATAATTTCTCAGCGTATTTGCCACCCTCGATGGTGAAAAAGTTCGTTTTCATCTGCTCAGGATTGCAGCTGCGCTCAGCAGAACCGATGGTCTCCTGACCACAGAGGATTACGTCAATCTTCTTCGCTGTTCCGTCATTATGCCTCTCCATATTCCAAAATGGATTGGTGCGCTCCGGAAAGTTACAAAGTAATACTGCGTCAGATACGTCTTGGTATAGCTTTGTCTCTGTGTCATTCTCAATGATGCTGACACCATACTCATCGCATACGTCCTCGTAATTTCTGACAGCAGGAGATTTGAAACCAAGAAACTCAAGCAGCTCAGTCTCTACTATCGCCAGCTCGGTCATCGTCCCATGGAACTCAAACTCAAACATCGGGAATATCATACAGTGACGGCCCTCAATTGGTGCCTCCTCATTGCGGTAGCTTGTTGACAAGCAGTAGAACCCTCTCTCCTCCGGCTGTGTCAGCAGTTCATGCTCTAACCACATCTGCCCAGTCTGCGGTAGCGGATAGATGTTGTGGTTGTAGGTGAATTGAGCAATGCTATGCGGATTCTCGCAAGCCGCAAGTATTGACAACCTGTTCTGCGTATGCACCTCAAGGAGACCCTTGCTGTCAAAAAATTGTCTGAGCAGCTTTACAACCTTTGTGAACTTTTTAGCGTCAATGTGCGGATAGAAAGACGAATGCAAAGAATGTTTCATTGATATAGTAAAATTTATTTGGTTACATTTGCTATCTCAAAGCTACGACCCATCGTGATAATAGCATTGGTGCTTAAAATAGTTGATGCCACACTGACTGCATTTTGCAGCGCACTTCGAGTCACTTTCAATGGGTCAACGACACCCATCTTGATGAGGTCCCCAAACTCACCGGTCTTGACATTATAGCCATGCCCATCAGGCACCATATCCTCACCCTCAGGGACATACCTGCAATACACTGCGTCAAAGTCAAGCCCCACATTGGTGAGTATCTGCCTGATTGGAGCCTCAAGCGCTGCGTCCATGATATGCCATGCTACATTCTGGTCATGGTTATTGCCATCACCTAACAACCTCGTATGGTCAATCTCGTAGATAGCCTTGCCGGCCCCTGGCAATATCCCCTCCTCCAAAGCAGAGCGCACCGCACAGACAGCATCGTCAACACGGTCATACAGCTCCTTCTGCTCCAGGTCAGTATTACCACCGACATAGATGACACCAATGCCCCCTGTCAGTGACGCAATGCGCTCCAACAAGAAGTCCTTGTCAGCTTTTCGCTTAGCAATGGCATGAGCAGACCATAGCTGCTTGACCCTCTCCTCCACCGCGTCAGTCTTAACCCTCGCATTTGACTTTAGGATTATTGTCTGGTCAACCGAGACAATGACCTTGGCAGCATGGCCCAAGTCACCGTAGTTGATAAGCGACAAGTCGTCACCGGTCTTCTCGCTGAAGTATGTCGCGCCAACGCTCAGCGCAATGTCCTGCATCAGCTCATGCTGCTTATACCCAAAATTGGGTGGCGGCACCGCGCAGATCTTGACATTACCCTTCACCACATTAGCCGCAAGCGTATTCACCACATTGGTGCCACATGGCGCAATGATCAACAGCTTCTTATTCTCAGATATAATTGGCTTTAACACCGCCTCAATCTGCAAGATATTACTTATCTCAGTGTCAGCAACCAATACCATCACATCCTCAAAGACGCACTCGTCCTTCTTATGGTCATTGACGAACAAATTTGACAGATAGCCCCTTGCTACCTTGAGACCCTTAGTCGTCTCAGAGTATGTCTCACTCGTCTGCGACTTCTCAACAGTGACAATACCAGTACGCCCTACCTCTCTGTACAGCTCAGCAATAATCTTACCCAGCTCCCTGTCATTATTCGCTGATATTGTCGCTACGTCAACAAGCATTGCGTTCGTCACCTTCTTAGCCTTTGAGGCCAATTGCCTAACCACCTCGTTGCACATAACACTCAAGTGTCTCAACACCTCAGTACGGTTCACCTCAGGTGTCAATAGCCTAGTCCCCTCAAGGACCATAGCCTCTGTCAAAATGATTGAGGTGGTCGTCCCATCCCCTGCATTGGTAGCGGTACGCTCAGCTGCCTCTTTCATCATCCTGACCGCAAGGTTCTCAACCGGATCAAACAGGTCAACCGCCTTTGCGACAGTGACACCATCCTTGGTAACCGTAATGCTATGCGTGTGATGCGGTGACTCAATTAACACCGTGTTGCCCCCTGGGCCTAAAGTGGACTTAACAGCAGCGGCAATCTTTCTGATGCCATCTATCAATCGCTTGCGTCCCTCGTCCCCAAAGACTAAGTCCTTTGGAGTGTAACCTGAATTGTCAAACATTGTAAATTAGATTTAAGTTTTAAAATGATACCACAAAGATAAAGCTAAATTTTATAACTCCAAATATTCTTGGATTTATATAGTTAGTGGGTTGAGTGCTGATTGAGGACTACCCTATCAACACAGCAAGCTGTGTCGATGTGACAATGTCATTTCCCTATTCTCTCTATATATATTTATCATGCGCAACTATTTTTTTAAATATCAAATCGTTTCTATTTTCGACATTTTCGACATTACTCTTTATTATCAATTACTTATATCAATATAATTGACATTATATTGACATTTTAATGTCGATTATTGACATAAAATAAAAGAATAATAATAAAAGTATAAGAAAAGGTACACGACATCCACTAAGGATTTACTATTTTGCTAAAAAGAAGGGACCCAAAATAGAGTCCCTAATTTTCAGAAATCGTCGTTAAACTTACCATCAATTTATTTGATGGTGTGGTGTAATTGACCCTATTTGGTCTTAGAAATCACAGACCATATTCCACCAATTGCAGTCATTAGTCCACCTACTATCTCAGTAAGCAGTCCCTGCTCAAGTATCCCCTTAGCAACCAAAATGCCTCCGGCAAATGTCAATGAGTGGCGTATGACACCAAGTACCACAGCCCTGCTCATAACTTAAATGGTTTAGCCATAGCATCCATCATCATCTCCCTAGCCTCAGACATCATCTCACCACGAGAATACCCCTCAGCAATCATACTAATCTTCTCCTCGCGCTTCGCCTCCTTCCGGAGCTTCGCTAACTGCGCAATGCCAGTGCAGCCATCAGCCCTGTTGTTAATCAAACGACCATTCTTCACAGTCAAGCCTTCTCCACCTGCGTATCCGCCCTGGTAGATACTGTTGCCAATTCCTAATTTTCTTCCAATCATAATCATATTTTTAAAAGGTGAACCACAAAGGTAAGAAAAATTGTGAAATGAGTGTAGTATTTGGGTACTATAGCGAGCCTGCGAGCTATAGCCCGATCCGGAAACGCTTTTTTTTCGAGGGGGTGGGGGTGTCGTTTGGGCTGCCGTTGCCCGATTTTTTGGCGTTTTTGTAGACGTCGTTAACGTCGTTTACGTCCTGCTGCTGCTGTCCTGTAGCAGTGCTCTCGTTTGTCGTATACGTCCCACGTCACACGTTCTTCGTATGCGTCCCACGTCCATCCGCTGCTGTCGTATATGAAATAAAACTATATTGTTTATAATAGTTACTTAGTGTCATATTGACACGAACTACCTTTGCTTATAATATAAACTAACCTTATTGTACTTTTTACAATTAGTAACTATTCCGGTAAATATAGTTTATTTAATAGTAATACTTTCATCCCGTAATAGTATTACTATCGCTTTCCTGGCGTGTAATATTTGATTTTTTTAACTCAAAATTGATTCAAAATTGATCCTATTTTTTGGCCCAAAATACTTATTGTACTTTTTACAATAAGATATAACTTCAGTCTTTTTTTCAAAAAAGATCTAATTTTGCCCCACTTGCCTAAATTCACCTCAAAACCCGATGCACATTACATTTGAGCTATAAAATTGGATTAGTTTCAAAACGTTTGGAAAAAATATTTTAATAAATTTTGAAAAATAATTGCTGAAAAGTTTTTTAATATCAAAACTATTCCGACCTTTGAGACATCCTAATAGCAAATGAATAGCAAATCACTAGCAATTAGTATACAGAAACAAGTTAGTTATATATATCTGTGAGTAGTCGCGTAAAACTACAGCCAACAAAAGCATATATATATAAAGTTTAAAAGTTCTTTGATTTTGTTGGGTAATATACATTAGCGCGGCGTATCTGACTATAATGGGAAAAACGAGCGCGACAAATACGGCCGACCGTATTTTGTTGGGTAATTAAAATAGTAAGTTAATTACCGTATCAGTGGGGAACGTGGAAAAACTGATATTGAAAGGTATATTCATAGACTGCAAAGGTTTTAAAGTTTTGCACGGATGCAAAGTAATTGTAAAATAATCGGTTACATCTTTTCACTTTTCAATAAGTGGGCGGTCTCAAATTTATTTTAATTCACTTTTTTAACATTTTATCACATGGAAACAATTATTATTATTTTAGTTATTTTCTTTTTTGGTTACCTATTTTTTAATAGTAATCTGAAAGATGTAACACACACACACGAAAACAATTTTTAACTTTAAAACACACACACCAATGAAAGTAATATTCAAAACTTTAGACGCAATCCATATTTTTAGATATGGAACTACTACCAATGACAAAATCGAAAGCGACAAAAAACGTAAAATAGTACAATCTTATACTTTTTCTAGAAAACAACTTGAGTTTATAAGGGAAAAAAAACAAGGGATGCAAGATTTTTTCAATATTGCAGACTCAAATTGTTTAGATTGTCCATACAATGAATTTGGCAAATGTTATACGCACAAATTCGGTCAATATATGGGCTTTCGATCCATGTTAAGGAGTACGCTAAGAAAATACGAAACTTTTGACGATATACCGTTTTTCGATGAGATCGCACACCACCAAATTTTAAACATATGTAAAAATACATATGTCAGATTTGGAACGTATGGTGAACCGTCATTGCATCCATATGAACTGATAAACGACATTGTAAAAATTGCTGACAACTGGACGGGCTATACCCACCAATATAAAAAGAAAATTGATTTAAGCCCCTTTTTTATGGCATCAACGCACACCGATGCTGAGGAAAAAGAAGCAAAATTTTTAGGATTTCGCTCGTTTATTGCGACTGATGAAGCAATTAAAGGGGCGGTAAATTGTCCCGCATCGAAAGAAGCTAACTATATTTCAACTTGCTCAAAGTGCGGTCTCTGTTCGGGTACTGAGGGCAAAGGCAAAAAATCAGTATACATCTTTAACCACTAAAAAAAACGTCGAAACGTGAGTTAAACTCACGTCTTATAATCTGGCAAATTATAACTGATGAGACGCCAAAACAATATAAACTAATCCAATGAGAAATCAAAAAAATGCATGGCATATGCTAACAATTGACCAGAAAATAAAGGTCAAACAGCACTTTATAAACAAGTACGGAAAGCAAGTACATTGGGGTAAACCCGATGCATTTAAAGAGCTAACTGAGACACAAATATATTATTTACTCGCATCAAAAAACTAATCCAATGATTAACATTAAGAAAATCACAGCAGCAGAGCTGAAAACATTATCTCTCAATGACCTTGTGGCAATCTGCAAAAGTCTTGACAACGGTAACGGCAATTGGGACGACGTAACGCCCGACGAACACGAATATATTTTAGAGACAGCAACAAATTTAATTAACGAATATCAATCTTAAAACTATGCAAACGTACACGCTAAAACAAAATGCCTTATCTGACGATGAATTATTACTACCTACTGAGGGTAAAGTTTTCAAAGGTGGTTACATAGCTATCTTAAAAATTCATAGCTACTATAATGAATGGTGTGATAGACTAGATATTAAACGCTTCAAAAGTGAGCGACAACTACAAAAATACTTAGACAAAAATTATCCAACCTTTAACTACTAATCACATGAGACCAGAAAATTGGATCAAAAAGAATACAGATTGTCCAGTATTGACAGCCCAGGCAATTGACCTATTCAATAGGACATTAACTCAATACGAACAAAGCAACGACAGCATAAGACAGAGCTATATAAGACAGCTAAAATACAGCCTTAAAAACTCTGACCTATATGCCGACTACTATGTAATAGCAGCAAAAGCATTCTTAAAATACATCATTAAATAAAAATTACAATGGACAACTACACAAATTTAGACCTCGGAATAGACTACTTACCCTATTGGGACGATGAGACCGACATATCAGAGTCAGAGACCGAACAAACAACAGAGTTAAACAATATTGATCTACCTTTTTAAATTTACAACACCATGTTAACACAAAATCAGCAACAGACAATTCAGTTTTTAACTGAGCAATTCGAAAAACTAAACGGTTCAACACAGCCGAATAAAAAATTCAACCTTGTGGACATCAAGCCCCTGCAAGACAAATCAGAGCGAATAAGACAGCTTGATGAGGAGGAAAAGATAAGCAAAAAAATGTGGACAGATGCCCAAGAGCATGAGATAAAGAGAATTGTCGCACTATTCCAAGAGGACTTGCCACAAGAAAGCATAACAGTTCAGCCAAATTTCTACGGCAGCCAATTACAAATCTGTAAAATTAGATTCTTGAACAGCGGACAGATGTATATATCAGACTTTCACGACAGCTGCGTAACAATCAATGTATATCTAAAAGAGAAAAGTAATTGGGACGAATACAGCTATAAGTACAGAACTGAATACACTAATTTTTACTACAAATTAAACTACGGTAAAGAAGAGTACAGCACAATAGAAGAGTTGGTCTCGACTGATGAGTTCAAAGATACACTAAGAAAAAGAGTACTATAATCCAATCGGGGAGCAGCATCCGATCCAACTGCAAATATTAAAAATTAAAACTTAATACAATGAAAGCAACATTAAATTATTGGAGTCCTAAAAATGAATCAGTTGTAACCGAATCAGGGTTTCGTTACCTTAATAAAGATTCAGTTGTTAAGTCAACTAAAGAAATAACATCCTTAACCGAGATAGGTTTGTTTGAGCAATTCTATACACTAAACAACAGCCTAAGATATTGCAATGGAAGTTATTACAAGTTCCAAGAAAAGCAATTGGAAGTAAAATACAATACATGGTTAAAGTCAGATGACTATAAAAAGAAATCATTTAATTTATACTATGGCAATGGAATAATAGATTAAATAACAATTTAAATAAATTTATAACTATGTTCTACTTACTAATTCTAATTGGCTTAGTCAAGCCACAAGGCGACGATCTCTATGCATTCTTCACTCCAGATGGAAAGGTTTTTGAATATGCCTACAGAGAAGAGATCGAACAGGCAATCAAAACTGGTGAATTCCGGTACAATGAAGACTTACATTTTACTAACAATTAAACTAATACAACTATGCCAAATTGGTGCAACAACACGGTCATATTCAGTGGTGACAAAGAGAACTTAGACAAGTTGACATCTGCATTGAACGCAGCAAAAAAACTTGAGGATGAGACAAGAGAGTCTCAAATAATACACGGTCTTGGCGAGGTGGTCGAGGGGTATTTCTTCAGCATCTACTACGAAAGGCTAGAGAATGAAATATATTTTCAATATGAGACAAGATGGTCTCCGAATATTGACGATGTAGCGCAGCTATGCAAAGAGTTTAAAGTCAGCGCAGATCATGAGTATAGTGAGCCAGGCTGCCAGATCTATGGCACTGCAATGTCTGATGAGAATGGCTGCTATTCAGTTAATCAGATTGAGGAAGAGTTCCTTGACTTGATAGGGTACGATATTGAGAGAGATATGTATGTCTACGAGGGTGAATATTGGGATAGTGAGATGGAACTAATTGAGACTGAATATCCGAATTGGAAAGAAAAAAACTTTTAATAACTTTAAAAACTTAACATCATGTTTGAAATTCAAGACGCTGCAAAGGCAGCATTCAAAAGCAATCCAGAACTTTATCCAATTGTCAATGGCATCGTCAGAGACGAGGACGAAGATACCGTTGAGATCAATCTTAATCTGTTGGCCATTGACCTATACAAGGCAAGAGATAGTAAATGGTGTACAAGCCTTAAACGCTATGCCGACGAGGTCAAAGAGGCCTTTGAGTACTACATTGAGGAGCTAAGAAATAATGCAGTTGAGTTATTTGTTGGCATCTATACCGGAGAGTTCCCAAATCCTCACAGCAATTTAAGACAAGAGTTCGGGGACTATGTCCGTGACTGGATAAAAAACAATGGAGACGGTGACGAATTAAAAGATATTGCTTATAACTTTGTGGTGTATGACGATGGTAAATACTTAATCACAAATCAAGATGAGAGCAAAGTGGTATAAATATGAATTCAAGAATCCTACTGGGGTGGTGGTGTATACCACCATCCAATGTGGGAGGATTAAAAAAGATCAACAATTAAATTTAATCAAACAGCTCTCAACAGAGCATCAAACAAAACTGAAAATCTATGAGACAGCAATCTAATTATCAGCACAAAATTGAATTTTGGGAGGAGGATACACAAGGCAATGACGTATTGATCACGGCTTATGCCTACCATCACGGTTTCCGAAAGGGAGACAGAGATAGATCTGGCGGTCAGCTTGAGCCTGACGAAGACGAATGGCTTGAGGTGGTCAATATGCTATTCAATGGTGTATACCTTGACGAGAAGGCAACTGAGGCCCTTCTGGGCTATGATTGGGACGTATTAGAAAACAAAATAATCGAAAAATTCTATGAATAAGAACGTAAGTTTCACATACGATGGTGCTGAGTACAGCATCAATCTGACCACCAGGGAAGACAGCTTTCACTACTGCAATTCATTTGCAATTGAGGTGAGCAAAACACACAACTTTGTCAGAGTCAGAAAAGAAACTGAAGATGTCTTCAGTACAGCAACAAACATTGTACACGAGGAAAAGTTAGCACTCAACAAAGTGAGAGCATCAGAGTTCCTTGAATGGTATATCAGAGATGCAGAGGACTACTCAATGCTTGGCGTAAAAGTCTATGACCTACTAAGAGATAGTGGAAAAGCAACCTTTAGAGTGGTGGACTTATTCAATCAGTCACCCTTCATACCTGCTGACATCTGCGAGATTGAAGATAAAGAAGCAATCAGCTACCGGACAGAGGATTTGATATTCATTGACGATCTGACTCCGGTGGAATTAACCGAACATCAAAAACAATACTACTATGAGCAAAAATTTTGAGTTCATGCAAAAGGTGTACATTGACACCACGGTGAATGGTGTATGGGTGGAGGGACTTGAATGTCTCTTCATCGCATACTACCGAATGCAGAGCAAACATCAGAGGGCATTGCTGCACTGCCCAGGGAAACAAACATTCTATTACACATTAAATCGTATCAGACATGAGAGGGATTAAAATCGGGGACATAGTCCGAACAAATATAGTCTTTGAGGGTGACTACTACAAGGGTGTTGAGTGCTTGGTCTTAGACGTGATCGGGGAAGCTCTGAAGCTAAGATACAATGGTCTTGAGTTCTACCGACCTATGTCGGATTGTACGCAAGATGAGAAGGAGAGCGCTGTTGAGTATCTGTTTAGAAAGTATATGGATAGAGGGCATAAGCTATACCTATCTGATTTTATTAACGCATCAAACATTGAACAAAATGAAACTACTAATTAATCTGGCTACACTAGCTACCTATGCAATTGTCTGCTACTTTACAATATCCTTTTTAATCCATGCATTGGGTAAGGTTGGAGACTTTATGTCTGGCATTCAGTTCATCCTTACATCAGCCATCATTATATTGGTTACTGCCTTGTCTGGATATTTTTGTGTAAAAATAATTACAGATAGAGATACAGAGTAATTATATTTTACTATCTTTGTAGTATCAAATTAAAATCAAATTAAAATGAAGAAAGAAATTTTCATCCAATATCTTGAGGCTGTACTAAAATTGTACGGTGTAGCCAGGGAAGATTTATTGTCGGGTTGTAAGAAGCCTGACGCAATTGAGGGAAGGCAGATGCTGTACTACTTATGCTATCAGAGACAGATCAAAATCTGTCAGATACAGCGATTTATGACTGAGCAGGGCTATGACCCAAAGTCACCGCCAATCATCCAAGGGATCAGACGTACTACTAAGAAGGTAGACACTGACCAGGACTACAAAACAATTACTGAGCGTATTGCTAATTCAATTTTTATTTAATCAAATCTAATCTAATCATGGCACAACCAAAAAACAACAGCGTATTCGCTACGCTATCAGCGATCAACCTCAATGACAAGGTTGAGAAGAAAAAAGACTTAACCTATCTGTCTTGGACCTATGCATGGTCTGAGGTGCAGAAGCACTACCCTGACGCATCGTACGAGGTGATGTTCTTCGATGGCTATCCCTATGTCTATGACCCCTCTACTGGGTATATGGTATTCACCAAGGTGACAATCGAGGGTCAGACAAGGATGATGTGGTTACCGGTGATGGATGGAGCTAACAAAGCGATGAAGCTAACTGAGTATACCTATGCAACAAGATACGGTGACAAGACCGTTGAGGCTGCTACTATGTTCGACATCAACAAGACGATCATGCGATGCCTTGTGAAGAACATTGCTATGTTTGGTCTCGGCATCTACATCTTTGCTGGTGAGGATTTGCCAGAGGGTGAGGTGCAGCAGCCAATAGTGCAGAAGCCTAGCTCGAATGAGCTTGTAAAGGGCGATGACAATTGGGAGAAGGTGACAAAGTATGTCGCTGACAATAAAAACCTTGGCATTGACGCCATCTTGCAACAGCTAGGTAGAAAATATTCCATTAACGCAGCTGCTAAAAAGGAGCTATCAAAAATCGTGACCAATGGATAATATCTTAGAGCTACTGAAGAATGACCGTGAGTACTACTCTGGTGTAGGTAAGAACTATCTGTCGAACTCTGACATTGGAACGCTCCTGAGTAACCCTCAGGACTATGGGAAATCGAGAGGGGACAACAAGTCATTTGCTGAGGGCAGATACTTCCATCAGCTGATACTTGAGCCTGAGAAGGCAGCAGCGACACCCTTTGTTGATGCATCAACAAGGACAACCAACATCTATAAAAACTTCTGCGAGGATAACAACCTTGAGTACGTCTTGCTCTGGAAGGAGATGGTTGAGGTGCAGAAGCTTGTCGATACGATGAAGCGTAACATCACGTTCTACGATGAGATCTACAGAGATGGCAATGTGTTCGAGCAGGCTGCTGTCGGTAAGATTCAAGGGGAGATGTGGAAAGGAAAGGCTGACATTGTAACCGATGATAGTTTGATTGACCTGAAGACCACGAGCGACATCAACAAGTTCAAATGGTCTGCACGAAGCTACAACTATGACAGCCAATGCTACATCTACCAAGAGCTGTTCGGTAAGCCACTTGTCTTTTTTGTTATTGACAAGGTCACTGCGCAGCTGGGCATCTTTAGACCTTCTGACGAGTTTATCAAGGGTGGTGAGTACAAGGTCGCTCAGGCGATCAAGGTGTACCGCAAGTATTTTGGAGCTAGTCCTGAGGACAATATTGTCAATCACTTTATCAATGAAATTCTATGAGAACGACAATCTTTTTATTATTTTTGTTTGCGCTAAGTGCCAAGGCGCAAGACTGCAACACAAAGCAGATATTGGCTTACAACCGTGACCTATCTGGTGTAATGGCTACACCCAAAAAAGATGGTGACTTCAAGTATCTTGAGATGTATATGTTCCTATCAAAAAGAGTAGCATTCGACATGAATAATGCCTTTGAGGTAATCCTAACTGACAGCACTATTGTTAGAGGTGTATTTGCCGAGAGTGGCAAGACGATTTACAGTGATGCTGTTGGCCAGCACGTTATCGAGATAAAAGTTTTTTTTCCATATGAGTACCTAGAGATCATGACAAGAGTACCGGTCGCAAGGATTAAGATGCGAGGTAATGGTATGGATATTGAGATGCTAGGCATAGGCAAGGAAAACAAATTGATGCAAACAATATTGTGTATTTTATAAATTCAAATCAAATGGAAGAGAAAGTTTTCGCTGATGGCTTCACGTTCAAACGCTCTGAGAATGCTCCGGAGTTCGTTGTAGGCCGCTTATCGCTGAAGATTGATGCAGCTATTGAGTTCATCAAACAGCACCAAAAGAATGGGTGGATTAACTTGGATGTAAAAAAAGCCCGCACAGGGAACTTTTATATCGAGTTGGATACATACACCCCAAAGGATAGAGAAAGTGTCGCAGAAGCCAAATCTGTAACGAATAAGGCACAGTCTCCAAATAAATCCAAGTCGCAATTGCAGATGACGGACGAAGATGTGGATGATGAGCTTCCATTTTAGCATTTCGTTGAGACCAACGGAATGGTGGTAATGATTTTTTGTTGTGTGTTTCCATGTGTTGAGGGGAGAGAATCGCTCCCCTCTTTTTTGACCCATGTCGCAATGATTTTTTATTTCCCTATTTCTCTATTCATAAATTTACTCTTCTTTATTTTTTTTTATACATACATATAGACTTTTCGACATTTTCGACATTTTAATTCTAAATAGTTAATTATTAACTAATTATAGTTTTAAAATCGACATTAAATTGACATTAAAAGTACATAAAATAGTTAAATTATGCCGATAATAACAATATTTCAAAATATAAAAGAAGTTGATACCCCCTTCCATAGAGACATAAATGCTATTATTCTCCGAATTAGGGATGGTGCTTCGAAGGACCTTGTCAAGCAAATCAGGAATGAAAAGAATAAATCGGAGCGAAATGAGATTAAAAAATTGCTCCCTGCAATATGCTTCTCCGGAACTTTTAAGAAGCGAAATGACAACGCGCTGCTTGAGCATAGTGGTATCATCTGTCTTGACTTTGATGGCTACGAGAAACAAAAAGATTTACTCCATGACAAGGAGACCTTGTCGAAAAACAAATACGTTTACTCTGTTTTCATCTCTCCATCAGGCAATGGCCTCAAGGTATTGGTAAAGATTCCTGCTGATCCGGACAGCCATACGCACTACTTCAACTCCTTAGAGAAGTACTTCGCCTCGCAATACTTTGACAAGACGAGCAAGAACTTATCGCGCGTATGCTACGAGTCATACGACCCACATATCTATGTCAATGAGAAGTCCTCAATCTGGGACTTAATTGAAGAGCCTGAGTACACTGAGGTGTATAAGTACAAGGACAAGCCTACTATACCAATCTCTGACGAGAATAAGATAGTGGACATCCTGGTCAAATGGTGGACGAAAAAGTACCCGATGGCTGAGGGACAGCGCAACCATAACACCTATATCTTAGCAATGGCATTGAATGACTTTGGTGTTAACAAGTCACTAGCCTCATACGTCTTAAACCAATACGCTACCGCTGACTTTACGCTTAGCGAGATACAAGCAACCATTGACAGCGCATACAAGAACGTAGGCAACTTTGGGACAAAGTACTACGAGGATGAGGAGCAGGTCAACACCATCAGAGCTAAGGTCCGGAGGGGTGTGCCAAAAAAAGAGATTCGCTATCAGCTTGTTCAAGACTCCAGCCTTGATGGCGATGTGATTGACGCAGTACTACAGAGGGTTGAGGAGGAGAACTCAAAGATAACCTTCTGGACTAAGTCAGACAAGGGGTCTATAAAGATTGACCATCTGCTCTTCAAGAACTTCTTAGAGGACAGTGGCTTCTACAAATACTTCCCTGAGGGTAGCAAGAACTACATCTTCATCAGGGTAACCAACAACCTCATTGACCATACCTCGGAGAAGGAGATCAAGGACTATGTGCTAAACTACCTGCTACAGATGGATGACGTGTCAGTCTATAACTACTTCGCTGACCAGACACGATTCTTTAAAGAGGAGTTCTTGTCGCTACTAGCCACCATCGAGATATACTTCATTGAGGATACCAAGCACAGCAGCTACCTCTACTATAAGAACTGCGCTGTCAAGATTACCAAGGATGAGATACGCACCATTGACTACATTGACCTTGGTGGTTACGTTTGGAAAGACCACGTCATTGACCGGAACTTCTCTATCTGTGGTGTCACCAACCAGTGCGACTTTAGGACATTCATCTATAACATCAACAAGAATGATGAGAGCCGCATCACGTCGATGGAGAGTACCATCGGATTCCTGCTGCATGGCTTTAAGAACCTATCGTTCTGTCCGGCTGTCATCTTTAACGATGAGGTAATCTCCGATAACCCTGAGGGTGGTACAGGCAAGGGCATCATCATCAACGCCTTAGGTAAGATGAAAAAGGTGGTGACGATTGATGGCAAGCTCTTCGACTTCCAAAAGTCATTCGCTTATCAATTGGTATCTGCCGATACACAGATACTTGTCTTTGACGATGTCAAGAAGCACTTTGAGTTCGAGCGACTCTTTTCACTCATCACTGAGGGACTGACGCTTGAGAAGAAGAACAAGGACGCTATCAAGATACCGTTAAGCAAGTCACCCAAGATAGCCATCACCACCAACTATGCCATCAAGGGTGCAGGCAATAGCTTTGAGCGACGTAAGTGGGAGCTGGAGCTACATCAGCACTACTCCAAGAGCTACACGCCACAAGATGAGTTTGGCAAGCTGATGTTCGGGGATTGGGACGATGTTGACTGGTGCGAGTTCGACAACTATATGATCGGATGCTTGCAGAACTATTTGGATGCAGGACTTATCAAGACGAGCCATGTCAACCTCAATGTCCGTAAGCTATCTGCTGAGACCTGCCACGAGTTCATTGAGTGGTGTGGCCTTATCAATGACTCTGAGCCTAATGTTGCCACTGATAAGAGGCTATACAAAAATGAGCTGTACAACATATTTGTCGATGAGTACCCTGACTATGGGCCTAAGGCAAAGATGGCTATCAGCCGGACCAAGTTTTATAAATGGCTCATTGCCTATGCTCAATTCAAGGAGGGCGTTATGCCTGAGGAGGGCAGAGACCAAATGGGTAGATGGATCATCATTAAAAAACAATAAGATACGGCAGTAGCAGAGTGAGTAGCACAGCACATAAGAGGGAAGGCTAGCATTTCAAATGTGCATTGACTTGTTGGTATAACCAAGCCCCACCTGCTATTGCTTATATCATCATTAAAAAACAATAACATGGCTTACTTAAATCACGACATACCGACAATAACCTGCTATATCCGTAACGAGTTCATGTTCAATCATGAGAAAGGATATGGCGCACATACCCTATGCGACGTACACTGCGTCGCATCCATTGAGAAGCGGACACCACTGTTCGAGGCTTTCTTGGAGAACGGTGTCAATTGGACAAGGCGACCGATACACGCTTTCTGCTGGCGTAAGGACGCTGAGACGCTGCCACTATCGGAGCATATCTATTGGGACTGCTTCAGTAACTATGTCTCTGTGCAGACAAGGTCAAGACTATATGGGCTAAGGGCTGACCTCATCTCCATCACCGGAGTGAAGCGACAAGGCAACTACCTATTCACACTTGATTGGTCGCATGAGAATCGATCGATGCTTGATACCAATTTCAGCGAGACTCCTGAGCATAAGTGCGGTCATGTCTTCAAGATGGACAATGGCAACTTCTTTATCTACCCAAACAACCGCATCATATGGATGGACAATGCTTGGACGTACAACCGTATTGACAAGAACCCTGGGTTCAAGATTGACATGAACATCTACTCAGTAGAGCAGAAGGGTGGCTATGAAACCGATTACAATTACATCACAAATTTTGATAAAAAATGATAAAAGTAGGATCAGATTTTAGCGGAGTAGGAGCTTTTAATCAGGCTCTGAACAGACTTGGCATTCAATACAAGGAAGTCTTTGCCTGCGATATGGACAAGTATGCAAGGCAGACATTTATACACAACTACGGAGAGCCGGACTATTATCCGACAAATGTTTACGAGCGAGAGATACCAACAGAAAGTCTTGACATTTATATGACCTCACCGCCTTGCCAAGCTTTCAGTTTAGCCGGAAAGAGATTAGGTAAAGAGGACAAAAGAGGTATTTTATTTTTTAATAGCTTAGAGTTTATTCAAGTAAACCAACCTCGTTTTTTTATCTTTGAGAATGTCAAAGGATTGCTTTCTGATAATGGCGGTAAAACTTTTTCGGAGTGGGTCAATTTGTTAGGCGGGAAATCAGTTAATGGTTCGCCTGTTTTGTTCCCTTATGATGATTCAGTTAATTATCACTTATACTGGCAAGTGCTAAACGCAAAGCATCACGGAGTACCACAAAATCGAGAACGAGTATTTTTAATTGGTATCCGTGATGATGCAGATAATAATTTCCGCTTTCCAACTGAAGAGGTATTGACAAAAAGGCTCAAAGATGTTTTAGAAAGTGAGGTAGATGAAAAGTTTTTCTTGAGTGACAAGATGATTAGTTACATCTCAAAGGATAGGCAAGGTAATGAAAACTTAGTAGTCAACAGAGAGGTAGCCAATGCAATCACTTGCGAGATAAAAAAGATGCAAAGGTCTATGCAAGACAATTATATCAAAATCACATCCGCAAATTCCAAAGGGTACGAGGAAGCAACGGAAGGGGACAGCATCAATTTAGAATTTCCCGAAAGCAAAACAAGGCGAGGCAGAGTCGGCAAAGGAGTTGCTCAGACATTGGACACAGTATGCAATCAGGGGGTTATCTGCGGAGCGATAAGAGGTAGAGGAGAAAACAATGAGCAAACACTTGAATTAAATTCAGAGGAATACACAAATTCAATAACAACTGTACAAAAAGACAATGTAATAGTAAAGCCATTGCAAATAGGACAAAGCGAAAAAACTTTTGCTTATCAAAATGGAACTATATTAGGGAAAGAAGATCAAGAAGCATTTTGCATAAGAGCGGCTCAACCTAATGGAGTGTGTATAGACTATAAAATCCGCAGACTAACTCCTCGTGAATGCTTTCGCCTTATGGACTTTCCAGATACTTTTATTTGGCCTGTAAGCGACTCACAAGCATATAAACAAGCAGGGAATAGTATAGTCGTAAACGTACTTTATAAGATTCTTAAAAACCTTAATCTGTGAGTATCATCGAGCGAGTGCCAGGCCTATCGGATATTGATATGTGGGAGCGATGCGAGCTGCTAAAAAAGATTGTCGATACCAAGGTTAGTCGTACAGTCGGAAGAGGTAAGGCAATCATTACCGAGCAGGTCAATAAGTACGACACACATCCGATCCAATACAACAAGATTATCAATAGCGTAACACACTACAAAAAACTATTCATGGAAAACACAATGGAACAAGTACAATTCAGGCCCTACCAACTCGACATCATCAGCGAGGGTACTGAGAAGCTAAAGAGGCATGGGTTCATCTACCTCGCAATGGAGGTGCGCACCGGTAAGACCCTCACCTCACTCGGCATAGCTGACAAAGTCACCTCCGGTAAAGTTCTCTTCATCACCAAGAAAAAGGCAATGACCTCAATTGAGGATGACTACAAAAAGCTCAAGCCGAGATATCTGCTCAAGGTCATCAACTACGAGAGCCTGCATACCGTGATGGACTTATTCAAATGGGACTTAATCATCTGCGATGAGGCACATAGCATGGGAGCTTTTCCAAAGCCAAGCAAGCGAGCAGAGCAGGTTAAAGACCTCATCAGGAAATGCAACCCGAAGGTCATCCTGCTGTCAGGCACGCCAACACCGGAGAGCTACTCGCAGATGTACCACCAGGTATATGCCATACCAACAAATCCATTTTATCAGTACAAAAACTTCTACCGCTTCTGCGATGACTATGTCAAGGTCGCTGAGCGCAAGATAAACGGACTGATGATCAAGGACTATTCTGGAGGTAAGGAGACAATACTTGACGAGATGCGCCCATACACCATCAACTTCACGCAGCAGGAGGCAGGGTTCACAAGCACTGTGAATGAGACGATACTTACTGTGGCTATGAAGCCATCAACGCATAGGTTGATTGACAAGCTCAAGAAGGACTTAGTCATCCAAGGTGAGAAAGAAATAATTTTAGCAGATACTCCAGTAAAATTATTGTCAAAAGTTCACCAACTTTGCTCAGGAACCATTAAATTTGAGAGCGGAAATTCAATGGTCATTGACACAAGCAAGGCTGAGTACATAAAGTATTGCTTCAAAGATAAGAAGATTGGCATCTTCTACAAGTTTAAGGAGGAGCTTAATGCCCTCAAACAAGTCTTTGATGATAGTCTTACTACAGAGCTAGACGAGTTCAATGAGACCGATAAAAACATTGCGCTGCAAATTGTCTCCGGACGTGAGGGCATCTCCCTCAAGGAGGCTGACTGCCTGGTGTTTTATAACATTGACTTCAGCGCCACGAGCTATTGGCAAGCCAAGGATAGGATGACTACCAAGGACCGACTTGTCAATGACGTGTACTGGATATTTACAGAGGGAGGCATTGAGTATGACGTGTACAATGCAGTGACAAAAAAGATGGACTATACTTTGCAACACTTCAAAAAACTATTGATATGAAAGTATTATCATTTAGCGGTGGTAGGACATCTGCATATATGCTTGCTAATTATGAATTTGACTTAGCTATATTTTGCAACACAGGAAAAGAAGCAGATGGAACTTTAGATTTTATTCGTAAGTGTGGCGAATACTTTGACAAGGAAATTGTCTGGCTTGAATATACAACTGATAACAAAGAAAAATTTAAAGTTGTAAATTTTGAAACAGCAAATAGAGATGGCAAACCATTTGAGCAGCTTATTAAAAAGTCTAAGTTTATACCTAATGAAATGACACGAACTTGTACTTTGCAATTAAAAATAAAAACAATTCAAAGGTATTTAAAATCTAAGAGTGTAAATTTAGATGATGTTGATATGATGTTAGGAATCCGAAAAGATGAGCCTAAAAGATATTTTAAATTAAAAAGTTCTAATAGGAATAAATGGGAAAATGTAATGCCATTATACAAGGACAATATAACGGAAAATCATATTAAAGAATTTTGGAAACAGCATCCTTTTGATTTAAATATACATACACATTTAGGTAACTGTGATTTGTGTTTTCATAAAAAAATTAGTAAAAAACAAAATATTTTAAAAGAAATGCCACAAATTGCAGATTGGTGGATTAAAATGGAAGATTTTATAGGTTCAACTTTTAATAAAAACTATTCAGTAAGTGAATTACTAAAAATGTCAAAAGAACAATTAAATTTGTTCGATAATGACATTGAATGTTTTTGTAATATAGATTAAACTATTGATATGAAGAATAAACTCGCAGGAAAGCATCCAAGCTACGGCAATATGTCAGAGGAGCGCAGAGCCAAGAAGATTGCCTATGACAAGGCGTACCATCAGACTGAGGAGCGCAAGAAGTACCGAGCCGAGCTAAATAAGAAGAACCGTGAGGCTGGCACCTACGGTAACGGTGATGGCAAAGATATGAGCCATACAAAGTCAGGAAAGCTTGTCCCTGAGGCCAAAGGTACTAACAGGGCAAGAAATGGTCAAAACAAAAAATCAACAAAAAAATGATAAGATGTATTTGCATTGACGATAGGGACCGTCCAGCAGACTTCCCACTCAGCAAGTGGGTAAAAGATGGTGAAGCATACCATATCAACTTCGCCCAGGTAGTACTACCCCAAGGCATCATCGCTTTCCAATTGGAGGAGATTGACCTTGACGAGAGCTGCTACCCATACCAATACTTTGCCGGCAATCGCTTTGTCATTGACGCAAGGGATAAGAAAAAGCTTGAGCGTCTTGTAATGGACTGCGCAGATGCTAATAAATTCTTTAACTTTGTCACAACATCGTGAAGGAGCAACAGATACAGGCCAAGAAGATTAAGGAGCTTGAGGCTCAGGGCTACTATGTCATTAAGTTGACCGTAACCAATAAATCGGGAATTCCTGACCTCATAGCTATACCGCCCAACTCTGACGTGCTGTTCATCGAGGTGAAAGGTCCTAATGGAAAGGTATCAAAGCTTCAGGAGTTCAGGCACCAAGAGCTGGCAGACAAAGGAATTAAAGTAGAAATTTTTAAACCAATTTAATTTAATCAAATCAATGGATTCACAAAACAAAAGGTTGGCTGACCTATGGCTACTCATCAGCGCGCTTAACACAGTACGCTACGCAATCGTTGAGATTAACCCCGAGACTATGCAGTCTCACACCAAGATGCAATTTAAAAATCTCAAAAACAATATTGAGAACTTTTTAATAGCTGCCCAGACAAAGATGCAGACCAAGGAGCGACAGACGCTTGCTGCTATGAACTTTGAGAATGTAGCTGTAATGGCTGAGACCATGTCACTACTCGCTCATGTGCCTATCAATAAACAAGAGGAGTTTCTTACTAAGGTCAATGAACTGGTATTTGAAGTAGTCAAAGATGCAGTTGCAGCCGAGTGAGGAACAGAGAAGGGAGAAGAGAGCCATTGACCTATTCGTTAATATGTTCGGTGGCTCCTATCAGAAGCTCGATCAGAATGACATCGACTACAAAGTCTTTGATGCCTCCGGTCAGCTCATCGCCTATGCTGAGGTTGGTAGCAGGGTCAAGACAATGCGCGATGCCTATCCCCTTGGGATGACAGCAAAGAAGATGGTGAAGCTTACCGACAAGCGGCTCAATCCGGTAGTGATATGGTCTTGCGAGGATGGCATTATTTATGCTAAGATTCAGGGGCTTGCTGGTACCGTGCAATGGGTTGACGACGAGTTTATGATGTACTTCGACAAACAAAAATCATTTAAATACATTAGATTCACCTAATAGCCCTGCGTAGTTTATGTGGCGAAAAACAAAGCTAAGTTTAGCATAGATATCATTTAATTTCTTCAGCTTTAAGTGTCGTTCAATCCGATGCCGCAGGGTAAACTTTAAACTAATTATGAGCAAACCAAAAAATGATGATATACTCTTGGAGATATATCGAAAAGTGTACGCAGTCTCAGAGCCACCGGCTGACTTTGACGAGTTGATGGCCAATGCTGAGACAAACAGAGAAGGTCAGAAGGTTATTAAGTTTATGGACTATCAGTGTGAGGAGGCTGTCATGCAGCATATCCTTGACGAGGTTTTAAATAAGCATAAAATCAAAGGACATCGAAGAAATCAATTTTCGTTCAGCTTTTGGCTGGGCTGTTCCCCTAAAACTAAAAAGATATGACAGCAGTAGAATTTTTAATTGATAAAATACATAAAAGATGGTATGGATTAGAAGAAGGCGAAACTTGGAATGATTTAATTGAGCAAGCTCTTGAAATGGAAAAGCAGCAGATAATTGATGCGCATCTTTTAGGATTAATTTATCCTTTAGAAATGGAAGCAAGCAAACAAGCAGAACAATACTATTCCGAAACCTACAAGCCCTCTGCTTAGCGCTGAGTATGGACCGAAGATAATACTACTAAGTATTCCAAATCGTATGTTGGCACTGTTAGCGTTCAGGGGATAATTTAAAAACGCATTACAATACTTGGTTTTGGTAGTTCCAGAAAGGCAGGCCGCTGAACAAAAACAATCTACCTCGCTGACTGAGAACAGTCATTTTAAAAGTCAGGTGGTGAAATTGGTAAAGCATTCGGTGAGCGGTAAAAGGTAAGGAGTCATGACCTAAGAATATACGTTAAGTCTTGCCGAAAGATACAGGTTCGAATCCTGTCCTGACTATTTTTTAATCACTTTAAAACAGCATTATGAAATTCAAAATAGGAGATAAAGTCCAAAAACCCAAAGGCTACAAGTTTGACGGCATTGTAGTTGCCGTATTTCATAACACGGTAGGTGAGGTAAGAATAGTAGCTGAGCTGATTGACAACGGTATGCTGCACATCTTCTCAGAGAGTCAGCTTGAGCTACTTGAGTATCCGCTTCAATAGGTTATATACCTCGCGCGTCTCATTCTCTGCCCAGGTTACAATCTCTTCCTCTTTGTCAATGTCCCAATCATACAGCTCAAATGCTCTATGTATCATCTCATGGTTGATCGTAAGCATTGTCTCAATAGGTGAGGTGCATCTTGTTAGATTGATGAACACAAAGAACGGATCGCCATGCTTGTAGTCACCACTATCCTTCGGGACATAGTTTGAGAATCCGGCAATATATGCCTGCTTTGCATTGTTCGTGTGTATCACACATTCTCTGAAGCTCAACCCATGCATCTCCTCCTCTGCAAAGTGGATGAAGATTTCGCATGGGTTTTTGCTTAGTAGCAGCGTATAATTACTCCTCTTTATCTCTTTCATTACGTTTCTTTTTATTCTTTGCTTTTATTGCATTTTCTTTTTTCTGCAACGCTCTCATTTCGGCTCTTTTCTCAATAGCCTCAGGAGTTCTTTGTTCTTCATAGTACTCAGTATCTGGGCCATATTTCTCTATGTATTCTTCTGGATACTTTTTCTTGAAAGCTTCTTCGCTCATACCTCTGAATGGCTTGTCCTTATTTGCCTCTTCTTCTTTTTTGCTCTGCTCTAATTTATACTCATAAAGTGAACCACCTTCGTCAATAGCTTTAAGGTATCCTTCAGGGTCATTCTCCTTGAACTCTTTCTCGTTTTTATAATTCTGCAATGCTTTCTTGTGCTGATTCTCAGTGGCTGAAAGTTTTATATTACCAACACCTGCCTCTTTCTTGGCACCTTTCATGTACATCTTTATGTCGTTGTACATTGGTAGAGATGTTCCGGTAAAATTGAATACAGTTTGTGTTGTTTTTAATAAACCATCAATGGCTAATATTGCCAAGCCTTCATCCTCAGACAAAGCCTTCAAGCCACCATCTTGGAATTTCTTGTAGATGTAATTAAGCTCACCAGCTGTCTGTATAGTTTCCTCAATCCTTTTTGCGAATAAAACAACCTGAGGAACATATGATGATATTGCACCGAGCAGCTCATTTTTGCCACCATAGCCTTGAACTTTCTCAGCATCTATTGGCTCAACGAATACGCTATTCTTTAAAATCTTTTTGATTCTTGCTTTCTGCTCTTTATCGCTCGTTGAGTTGTAAGCAATGGTAGCGAACATTTGCAACATAGCTTTACCACCGGCAGCATACTTGCTTGCACCTAATGATATTGCGTTCCCCTGTAACTCATCCATAAATCCCTTTGGTGTCATCAGCTCTTTTAGCATAGCTTCTCCTTTCTCCTCGTCCTCATCATCACCGAGTAGCATAAGTTTCATAGCATAAACAACTGACGATAAGAAGCCATAAGCAGCTAAGTTTATTACAACACCAAGTGGTTTTTGTAATTGGCTAATTGACTTTATCTTTCCTCCTTGTTTATACACCTCAGCAGCCTCTCTGAAACCATTTAGGAACTCAGTGACCTCTCTGTATGGGTAGTTGCTAAAGAAGCCAAGTATCTGTCCAGCACTTGAGTTTTTCTTAACAGTTCCCTCAAGTCCAATTACATTGGCAAGTATCTTTGGAGCTATCCTTATTTCGCGTCTTCCTCCTGCCTTTGTTGTTGATCCGATAATCTTCTCAGTCTGAGCGTCAGCAACAGCAGCAGCCTCTTTAATTGCCTTGCCATACTTCTGCCTATACTCAGCGCTTGAGTTGAACTTATCCATATCAAACTTCTCGTTTGTAATATCCTTGAACTCATTATTGAATGTCGGCATCCATGAGGTAATAAGCATTGTACGCTCTGGCAATCCTGACAAGTAGTTCACGGCTTTCTCAAATTTACCCAAAGGCTTTATTCTTCCATCGCTGATGTCAATAGCCTTATTGATATTATCTCTAAGTCTTATTGGGCTATCTGTAAAGTCAAGTAGTTTTTTCATTTTACCCTGCTTTCCAAATAATTCTCTATATCCCTTAGGAGTTTTGGCTCTAAATGGATATGATAAAAATGCAGATGTCAATTCAACTGCTGTTCTGATAGGGTTAAATAGCGTCTCTGCTGCCCTTGCTGCTAATAGACTTTTGAATATCACTTGACTATCTGTCTTGTCAAATTCAAAGTTCAATGCATCTGAGATAGTCCCTGGTATGGTATTAAACAGACCTGTTTTATTTTTATCCAAACCTTTCTTTGCAACAGACAGTGTGTTATTGATATCATTGATGGCCTCTCGCAGATAGTAATTTCTTGCAGTCTGCTCAAGGTTCTCTGTAAATAATTGCTCAAAGTTTGTCATAATAGGACCAACCGTTTGTTTTGCCCTCTCTTTACCGGTCCCTGCTTCTATTCTTACTTTTCCTGCACCTCCTTCTGCTTTAGGACTTATTTGCTTTGCGCCTCTATCAAGTCTTACCCTCATCATGTGGAAAGGTATTTCCTTGAATGGCATACCACTCATTTCATTTGCAGCCTTTTGCTTTGTGGTCAAGTTCTTTTGCTTCCATTCCATAACCTTATCGAAGAAGGCTTTCTCTTGCTTGGTAAAGAACTTACCATCATTGGCCATAAAACTATCATAAACAGCTTTTGGGTCGACCTTTCCGTTTGCGTCTTTGGGAAGACTCTTATAAATTTTCTCAATTGTTTTTAGCTCAGTATCGCCCATGCCGATAAGTCTTTTCGCTGATGGCTTAGCTGACTTATACCCATCTCTCATGCCCTCATTTCCTAGAATCTCTCCAAACCAATCTCTCTTGCCAATGTCTTTAACATTTTTATTTGCAGGGTCAAATTGCGCCATATACTCTTGAAGGTAGGTGGTAAATACGCCCAAGCGGTGCATATTATAGTCTTTCATTCTATACTTTTTCTTGAGCTTTGAAAACTCACTATACCCATCTTTCATGAAATTCTCAAAAGATGCAATGGCTCTGTTGAACGGTGACACTATAAACTTTTGCAGCGCACCTGATGTGGCTCTGCCAAGTCCTAATAGGCCCTCCCAAAAAGCTGACTCTTGCTCAAGTAATAACTTTTTACCCTCATCTGATGACTTGTTAAATTTAGATTCATTTAACTGCTCAGCAAGCTTTTGACCGCCTGCATTAGTGTATGCTTTTGACACGATTTCGCTTAGCCTGTAATAGTCAAGCTGAACATCTTCTTTGATATTATTGAGCAAGTCATTGAGGATATATAAGTCCTCCGGAGATAGTGACTCTAAATCACTCTCACTAAGCTCAAGATATTTATTGATAAGTGCTGCCTCCTCAGGTGTAAAGTCAGGGTGTACTTCAGGCCTTAGTCCCATTATCTCTTGCACTAGACCCTTCTTTAGCGCAGTTAGCTCCTTCTCGTATTTCTTCTCGACAGCAGCTTGGTCCTTACCTACATTCTCAATGGCTTGGTCGTATTGGTCTTGAGTGATGTCACCATTTTGCAGTAGCTGATAGGCTTTTCTTTTGAATGAGTTGATGTCTCTGACAAGAGCGACATAGTCCTCAACGCTCTTTACTTGGTTGATGGCTATACTCTCAAGCTTGTCGATAAGGGCTTGGAATGTTTTAATGGCATCAAATTCTTTTGACTCAGACCTGTATGACATTACCTCATCGAACATATCGTTCATCTTTTCATAGAACGGTGCCCTTGTGTTCATGTCATCCAATGCCTGGATGTAGTCAAGCAATTTATCAGCAGGTATTCTCTCAGGGTTTATCGACGCAAATTCCCTTACCGTATCTCTCATTGAGACATGGTTTACCTTTTTAACCTGCTCTTGCAGCTTTCTTACTTCTTGTACTCTTGTGTCATAGTCAGCATCATTGAATATATTCTCAGCATAAGTAAGTAGTCTCTCAACCATTACAGGATTGTCAAGGTTGACAGCATTTATTCGGTTAATAAGTGCTTTAGCCTGGCGTACTGAGATGCTGCCTTTCTTCTTCATCTCCTTGATTGCAGCAGCAAGCATCTTGCGCTTAGCGTTGAGGTCACCCTTAGCTTCTCTTGCTGCTCTTGCCTCAAGTCTTAGTTGGTCCTTGAGCGCTGTCATCTCATCTACAGTAACCTTCTTTGGTTTAGGCTTACCGGTTATTTTAGCGGCAGATGGCGCTGCTTTCTCCTTTTTGCCAAACAGTTTTCTAATATCACGGATTATCTGCTCACGCTGCTGGTCAGTAGCATTTGCATACTCAGGAGACCTTGACTCAACATTGGCAATTACTCCTTTCATTATATCATCATCAGTCTTACCCTTCCTTCTGCCCCTTGCGATGATGTCATTTATTCTGTTCATTAACTTGGTGTATCCAGGAAGAGTCTCTTCGGTAAGACTAATTTTTTTGCCTGCTCCTTTTTCTTCGTCAAACAGTATATCTATTTCAATATCAGACAAGCCATTCTTCTTAAAGTATGCTCTTATACCTGCTTCTGATTTACCATTAGCCCTTGCTTGTTTTATAATTTCTTGGTTATTCTTAGATTTCTGCTGACGAGGTGATAAATTAGTATCAAAAAATATTACTTGATCTTCTCTTGCAACATCTTCAGTCTCTTGTAGTGTAGTTTGTCTCCTTTGCTCAGGAGTCATATCCATTCTGGTTTGTACGTTACGAGCTTCTACTTCTCCTGCTATTTTTTGATATTTTTCAAAAGAAATATCTCCTCCCCCCATTTCCATTAACCGGATTTCTAAACCTTCTTGTAGTTTTTTATAAGAATCTACATTTGGGAAAAGTTTAGTTAAAATTTCAAGTTTTTCAATAAAGTCGTCTAATTTGTCAGGACTATCCGACTGAATATCAAAAACTGTAGGGAAAATAGGAAATCTAGTTAGCCCTTCTTGTTGATAAGCTTCTTTTATTTTTCTTCTTTGCTCCCTATCTGTGTTAGGTAATTCTCTAACAAGTTGTGCTAAAACATCATTAGGCGTTATCATTTGCTCAGGGCTTCCTCCTAGAGCAAACCCCTCTATAACTTGTATAGCGTGTTGGATTTCGTGAAGTAATACTGATTTAAATCGTGTATCATATCCATAATCCCTTGGTATGCTTATTTTATTTTTATTGTCATCATAATTTGCTACTTTTCCATATTCTGTATATTTAATTTTTATATCTTTAAGCTGAGGATATAATTTTAATAATTCAGAATCTAATAATAGATTTTCTAAATTACTTTCTACCCCATCTTCCCACATATCGGCTAATTCAACTTCATCGACATCCGCATCATCTATCTCATACCTCCACTTGTTATCCTTGCCTTTTTCCCATCCAGTAGTGATACGAATAGTCTTAGCGTCTTTACCTGCCGTTTCCATGTTTCTTGCAACTTGCAAGTTGTCACGCACTTCTTGAGCTAATTTAGCATTTTCACCTATAATCTGCTTCCTTGCAGCCGGTAACTGTTCAATATCTTGAACCTCTTTATTTACTTTCTGCTGACGAGATGATAGAGATACTTTTCTCTTTCCATTAAATCCTAAAGAGTAAGTATTTGGCTTTATTATCGGGTCTATGTAAAAAATAACATCATCTACAATCAATGCATTCCCAGTCTCTTGTAATAAGTCGCCTACAAATACACCTGTGTTATCATTTATATAAACACCCAATCCCCTTGACTTAAATCCTTTTTTTAATAGATCTTCATCAATTTCTTTACGAGTAGCCTCTCTAGAATTTCTTATGAATGGCTGTTCTAAAACAGCTCTAAATTTATTTTTATACTTAGTAAACCCCTTTAGTATATACCTTGCATTATGTTCGAAGCTATTGTGCAGCGCGATGCTGTCAAGAAAGTCCAACCAACTTGAATAGTGTAAATCGTTTGCTTTTATTTTTGTTACATAAGTTCCATCATTACTTACGAATACATCAGATTCCGCACCTTGGCCATGAGGCTCCTTATTTTCAAATTCACTAGGGTCTATCCAAAAGCCACTCTCTTTAGCGTGAGCCTCTAATTCTATTTCTTCTTGTTTTTTAATCTCCTTAGCGCTCTTTCTTGAATTTGCTCTATGCACTCCTTCTGCGACAATGGTTGCGCTAACATTTGCTGAAGAAGAAGACTCCCTTCCTCGTTCTTCTTCTTGTGATAGTCTGTTAAGTAGTCCTTCATTTTCGTCTTTATTTTTAGGTAATAATTCAGTTTTTGTATCTTTGTTATCCTTTTTAAACCAACTTAAAAACTTATCTATAGTAGATTGTTTCTTTTCGGTGTTAGATACTTCTTTATTAACGGTATTATTATCTTTTTGTTGCCTTGATGATATGCCTTTAGTCTTTTTTGTAATGCCTACTTCTTTCTCAGTTATCTCCTCACCGGCAGCTACCTTCCTTGATAGGGTATTCATAAAGTCAATAACCTCTTTGTCTGTCATTGGTTTTAAACCAAACAGTTTCATTATCCTCTCAATGAATCTATTGATAATACTTTGTGCAGGAACATCTAACTGTGGATATCCATCAGCAAGATATCCAAACACCTCGGCTAAGTATTCCTCATTTTGAATATTCTCCTCGTAGTTAGACAAGAAATCTTCAAGCTCATTTAGTAACTCTTGATTTGCTCCTGATTGTTTTAATGACTTAGCTACAGCTCCTATCATTGCCTTTGCTAACCTCTGTGCCTCAGCATCTGTCTTGATACCTCTGAGTAATATAGCATGGAAGACCTCATGCCCTACTGTCCTTGTATTGGCATTAGATAGGTTTACATGAATAGTACCACCTTCTGCACTTGGTATATAAATTCCAGAGGCACCATCAGTATCTCCGGTAGCATTTACATAGTCATCATTTGTTTCATGGATGACAATTTTTGTTTTAGGAAGTATCTTAGCAATTGCTTTTGCTGCATTTGTAACTGCCTGCTTTATCTTACCTTTATCTTTTTGTTCAGGAGCTGATATTAGTTTTTCAATAGCTTGTACCTCTGCCTCAATAACTGCCTGCTCCTTCTGATTGAGTGCATCAAGCTCAGCCTTAGCCTCTGCCTTTGGCATTGTCGTCTCGCCTACTGTGATATTCTTTCTCCTCTTGTCAGCCTTTCTCATTGCCTCCTCCAGCTCAGCCTTTCTCGCTCTGTCCTGCTCAGTAAACTGCTCGACAGGAGTTGCCTCAGTAGCAGTTGGAGTAGCAGTAGCAGTAGTCTCGGTAGGAGCTTGCTGTGCAGCAAGTAATTGGTCTATGCCATCCACAAATGATTTTGGAAGACCTTGAATTACTTGATCTCTTGTTTCTTTGCCTGATATTATCCTGTCAGCATATTCTCTTATTTTATTAGCAGATGCCTCACCTACTCCTGACATAAGATTCGACATTATAAATTCTATCTCAGCAACTTTTCTTTGCTCAGGGTCAGTTATCTTTTCAATTTCTGATTTTCTCTGCTCAAATGTTTTTTGCGCAGGCGTTGTCTCAGCAGCAGTAGCTTTTTTTGATTGAACAAGAACAGGTAGTTGTATCTGTACAGTGTTATTTGCTTGATTCCAAAGCACCCTAGCATTTGGCATTAAAGCTGTTATCTTGTCTCTAAGCGCATTAAATTGCTCTCTCGTAGTGACAGTCATGTTATCATAAAGAGATTGCTTCTCCTCTTGTGTTGCTGCCTGCTGAAGACCTTCTACGCTAGCTGCGTTAAGCGTAACTGTATTTGTTACAGGATTTCCATTTGCATCTGTAAGTACCTCATAACCTCTATTTAGCTGATTAGAATAAACTCTAACGCCATCAATAGATATGTTTGTACTTTCAGTGTATTCGTGATTCTCAGGAAGTCTTGATTGAACCTCTGAAATCATCGTTTTAAAGTTCTCTTTATTGCCAGATTCATTGGACATCTTTGAAGTCCATCTATTAGTTGGCTTCCCATTCTCATATACCCTTACATATCCGACATAGTCATTGTCAGATGTTCCGGACATGATAACATCAACAAGACCATTGTCAGGATTGGTATATGATGCAACACCAACACCATTTACCTCACTGTAATTTGACAAGGAAGAATTTCTTCCTGACCCTCCAATTACATCTGCAAATTCAGATTCTTCAGGGAATAAATCAACTCTTCTATTATTCCTTAACTTTTCTTCTTCTTCGGGGCTGAGGACACCTTGCTTGGGAGCTGCTTGAGGTCCTGCTTCGGGGCCTCCGACCTCCACTTCTTGGCCAGCTCCGGCTTCTGGCTGTAGAGATACTTGACTTGCTGCTTGCTTTTGAATGGCATCTTGTGTGAGTTGTGTAAGTTGTTCGTTAATCTGATTTATCTTATCCTGGATTGGCTTAGCCAATGCCTCATCTTTACCGTATTTCTGCTTCTCAAGTCTTATTCTTTCGCTCATTAAGTCCATCGCTACCTTCCTGCTCTCAGGGTCAGTAATCTCATCAGGGACCATGCCTATCATACCGGACGCTTGGTCATATGCCTCAAGCATCTGCTTACCTTGCGTAGGCGTAACCTCACCAAGATTTATTTTATTCTTTAGACTTGTGACAAAGAACTTTCTGCTGTCATTGTCCTTGGCTAAGTCCTCAAATATTTTAAATGTCGCATCGTCCAATGCTTGAAAGCCATCTTTTTGATATGCAGCTGCTATTGAATACGGAACACTCATGACACCTGCACCAACTCCCTCAGTCCTTGATGCATCCCACAAATCATATAAATATTGACCAGTAAGAAAAGCAGGATTATCAAACATCTTCTTTCCTCTCATAGCACTATAGATATCCTTTACAGCATAATCGTTTGCTTGCTGTAAAAGACCTGTCTCCATCTCTGAAAGAATACCACCTGCATAAGCAGTACCTGCCCTTATTCCCCTCTCTGCCAATACATCAAATGTAGTCTTCCTTATGGTTGATGCTGTAGCATTTGCTGGTACTCTGCCAAGTACTGTTTTTAATATACTTGACGTAATTGATTTACCTAGCTTTAGATTTTTCAAACCAAACTCTTCCAATACAGCGCCTACGACACCAATTGGTAACGCTACTAGTTCCTTCTCATTCTCGCTTACGTCTGCAAAGTTAGGGTTATTGTCCATCTCTTGCAAGGCACCATCGGTTGTCATCATGAACATATTCATATACCTCAATGCTGGACCTCCTACCATAGCAGGTAATGATCCAGCAAAACCCAATAGTCCTCTTTCAATGAAACTGCCTTTTTCTTGTCTTTCTTGTAAATATTCTTTAGTGCTTGTTATTGGTTTATTCATAAACTCTGATAACGACTCTCTGACACCATTTACCGTAAGTACATTATTAAGTTGTTCCCCTTGATATTTACCTGTTATTGCTGCCTTTTTGAAATCATCTCTTGCTTTAGATCCAATTTCTGCCTCTATTTCTGCCTTTGCTTCTTTTAATACATCTATAGGTACTACATTACCTTCATATCCTTTTTCTTTTAGCTTTTTGTCTAGCGCGGCTTGGTAAGCTTCTTCCCCCATGACGCTACTCAAGGGCATAAAGTCAACGCTTTTGGTTACAGCCAATCGCAAATAATTAGAGAATATACCTGATGTAGTATTAGCAATTGTCCTGTATATATTACCACCAAAGTCACCTTGGGTAGCCTGGAACTCAGTGTACTTACCAACAGCTTTGTCGAGCTGAGTTCGTTGGGCTTTCAAGTCAACTAGCTTACTGTCCATTGTACCGGCATAATCCTGAAGTTCTTTCTTTCTCTCATTTAAGTATGCCTCAGTCTGAATATACTTTGGTGTATTCTGCTCACCAGAATCTCTAAATCTTTTTAAGTCAGCCTCTATCTCGTTAATATCCCTTTGAAGGTTGAGGAATTTTTTATAGTCACCCATAAATCCCTCTTCTTGAGCATTGATGGTTTTTACCTCGTTGTTAATCTCTTCCTTGGTTTTGAATTTCTTATTCTCCTTCTCGTAGAGGTATGCCTTGTCAGCTATCTCAGGATTATTAAATGCACTTTCTCTGACAAAGTTTTTAAACTCGTCAAGCGATTCTCTTGAAGGAAGAATTGTGTTGTATGTATATACTTTACCATCAGGCGATATGGCCCTTACATATTCTCTATCGGTCTCAAATTTAAATCCTGCATCCTTGAAATAGTAGTCAAATGTTTCCTTCGCTCCTTTAGCTCCATATGATGCCAATTGCTTTGGTGTCAAAGCATTTAATCCATCTTCGAGGAACTTAGGTGTTCGCTCTTTCACTAACTCAGGAGTCATCCTACCCACAAAGTCAAGTGGCTTTGTAGGAGCAAGTACTCCTTCTCCTTTTTTTGGACCATATACCTGCATATAGTCAGACAACGGCTCAGAAAACGGCTGTTCTTTCTTTGCCCTGTTCCCCCATGTTCCTGATGCCTCTTCTACGGTTTCAGGCCTTTTTATTGGTTCAACTTGCTCCTGCTGCGGCTGCTTTGTGCTAAATGCCTTTTGTGCTAATCTACCAAATAGGCCAGCCTCTGACTCAGTCTTCGAAGGCTCCGATTCCGATGAACCATCCCCGAATAACCAATCCGAATCCATATCGTCTTTTTTTTTAACAGTAGGCTGCACGACAGGTTGTTGCTCGGGCTGTTGAGTAGCGGATACTAATGACTTGAAATCATTAAATTCACCTAATGTATTAGCACCAAAAGCATTATAAAAATCTTGCTGATAAGAATTATCAGTTGTAATCAATTCTTTAAAGTCATCAAATTTTCCAAATTTTGACTCTCCGCCTAATTGATTAAATAGGTCTAAGATATATTGTTCGTCCATAATTTATTTTTTATCTTTTTTCTTTTGAGTAGCATTAAGACCGCCTTGTGTACCGCCTTGCCCTTGTCTTTTAACTTGAGCTGCTTGTTTTTCTCTTAACTTTTCTAACCTATCTTCTTCTGCTTCTATATCATAATCATACATCCCTTGTGGAATCGTCTCATCATTTTTCTTTTTTAATTCTGCTATCTTTTTTTCTACATCCCTTATATCTTTGCTTGTTGGTATATTTGGATTTTCTTGTTTTTCTTTATTAACTGTAGATAAGTAATCTGAATACTCTTCTTCTAAGTCAGGATAAGCAATACTTAATAATTGGAAAACAAAATCTTCATTAGACATATTAGTTTTCTTTCTTATCAATTTATTGTTTTTATCATATAAATCTTCAAATTGATACACAAAAGGCGCTGGTTTATCTGGATCAGATGAATAAACTTCCAAAGTACCAGTCAATGGGTCATACTTTGTTTTATTTTGGTTTACTCCTTTTAAGCCTGTTATGTAATTGATAGAGGATTCTTTTTCACTTTCATCACCTACTTTTAAATTTAATATCTTATCAGCTACTTCTGCCTTTGACTTTTGCTCTCCTGCATATCTGTTAGCTCCTTCATCAAATCTACCTCCTGTACCAGGTCTTGGTGGCGTTGGCTCATTGTACATATTCAGCTTTACCTTTTCGTCATACATCAATCTTGCCTGACCTTTCATGTAGTCAAATACAGCCGTCTCTTGATCCTTAGTAAACTTTGGAATAGCAGCACCTGAGCCATCTCTTTCGCAGTAAACTTTATTAGGATCTTTGTCAGCTTCTTCTTTGCTAAATGTAGGTTGGTAGTTAAGTTTTTTGTTTAGTGTTGCAAGTGTATGGTATGGGTTATCAACCATCAATCCTTTTAAATATAAATCCTCTGCCTTTTTAAAGTCATCAATACTCTTTTGTATTTGGGCTATTTGGTCTTCTGTATATCCAAGAGCTGTTGCTTGTTTCATTAACTCATCATTGGTTATGTCCATTACCTCAATGATTGACCCTGCTTTTATCTCAGAACCAAATTGTCTCAATGATTTAATCTTTTCACCAAATCCCTCAACCCATTTAGCTATATCCGGTATAACATCATAGTTGTCATATTTTCTATTTACAGCAGCAACAAGCTGTTGCACTGTAAGATAAGCATCGTCACCTTTTTTTAACGACCTTACTTTCTTGCCATCTACAGTTGTCTCTTCAGTTAATCCAATACCAACTGCCCCTGTTAGTCCATTTATAAATGACTGAGTATCTGATAGATTGCCAAACCTCTCAAGCTGTGCCATGTCGAGAAGCTCTAAATCCATATTCTCGTCATTTTTAAATCTGTCCATCTTTTCCTTATAGACAGTCTGTATGTTGTTTATGGTTGTGTATAAGCTCTCAGTATCATTGGTGATATTTTCACGGAATGAGGTGAAGTCCCTTACTGATGACTTGCCTTGCTTGAGCATATTATACTTGAGCTTTAGGTTCTCGGCAGCATCATTGCCAAAGCCTATGCTCCAATCACGGAGTGTCTTATGCTCGCCTGATGGTATTGCTTGAATATAGTCAAGGTCCTCGCGATAAGCTTTCTCGATGAGGGCTTTCTTTTCGTCTCTTACTCTTTGAATATTGTCAATTGTGGCAGACATATTCCTGCCGACATCAGCCCAGTTTATATAACTGTCAGCTTCCCTTTCAACGTAACCAAAATATGTAGCCATATGCTTTTATTTTATTTTTTTTGCCATTCAGATTCAGGTACTCCTGTGCTTATAGTAGGAGCTACATAAGTATTCTTCGCCCCCTTCTCTTTCTTATAATTTATACCTTCTATTATTGACTTCAGTTCTTTGTATTCAGGATGGTCTAGCTCGTAACCTTGCCAAACATTTAATCCCTCATTTTGGTTTTTATTCTTATAATCTTGATAAACCTTCTTTTTATTTTTACCCTCTCTTACCACATTTCCTTGTTCGTCATATACTGGATTAGTCCCACTAAGATCAACTATCGGAGCTTTGTCATCTAATTGCTTAAATATAATCCCTGATTCTTTGTCATATATTAAAGTCTTGTCATTCCCAAAAGGTTTATATGTTATAAATCTATCAGACTTTGGAGGTCCTTCCCCTCCATATAAAAGATTTCCGTCAGTTTTACTATTACTATTTTCGTATTGATCGTTATATATTCTCCATAAAGACTCTCCTCTTTTTTCAAAGGTCTTTTTTCTATTATCTAATTCTTCTATTAAAGATGATTCATAAGCTGTTCTGAATCCATTTACGGACTCGTCTTTATTATAATACAAATAATTATCTAGCGCTAAGTTATTTACAGAGCAAGACCCACCTTTTTCTGGGTCACATTTACCTTCTCCTTCTTTTACGCTTTTTACTGTTTCACCAATCTTTTTGTCAATCTCTTCGTACTTGCCTGAGCCTTTTTTAGCTACTGTTCTGTTGTCTCCCTCCTTAATGATATATTGGTCATACTCTTCAGAGTAGTACACGTCAGGACCTTTTTCTCCATAAGGCTTATATTTCTTTCTTGGCTCAGGAACAGCAAAACTAGGCACCTCTACCGTTGTCGGACCTTTCTCGCTCTCCACTTTTATCGTCTCTATCTTTATTGGCTCCGGCTTGAGCTTACCTTTTACTTTCATCTTAGGCTGCTCAGACTTCATCTCCTTCACTTCCATCTTTGCTACCTCTGTTGGCTTCGCCTCCGCTTTCGTCTCTGACTTGATGACCATCTTGTCACTTGGTGTCTCGATAGCTTTCACCTCAGTCTTCTTAGTAACAGGAAGGAGTTGGCTCTCAATGTCACTTTTAACAATCTCTTTCTTCTCGGCAGTCATTGGCTCCTCCTTAGTAGGTGTAGGCTCTACGCTTCTCACCTGCATCTTCTCAGGCTCAGGAGTAACTGTTGGCTTCGTTTCAGCAACAGGTGTAGTAGTTGCAACCTCGGTCTTAGCAGGCTCAGTAGTAGCTACAGGAGCAGCTGTCGATGTTCTGCCAACTAATCCTGCAAAGTGAGACTTGTCCTTTTTGTATCCTTCTTTTTGCGCTTTACCATATAAGTAGTCAAATAGCTCATCATCAGATTGAAGATATTTTACAAAATCTTCTCTGTTCTTTTTAAATCCTTCCTTTCTTGAAGTCTCAAATAGATAGTCGATAAGCTCTTCGTCCATTATTCATTATCGTATTTACCATAATTAAATGTTGGTGCTAGCAAAACACCAGACCCAGGATAAGTTTGAATCTGAGAAAATGGGACAAAAGGATTTATGCTTTGCTGTGAAGTTTGCGTTTGGGTAACAGGTGTGGATCCAAACAAGTCATATTGCTTGACATATTTCCTACCCTTGCCTGTCATATATGACTCAAAATCTGCCTGCTTCATCTTTCCTACATCTAGTCCAAACTTTTTCTGTATAGCCTGCTGATAGGTCATTGGCTTACCGTCAATCATATACTCAGCACCCAACTGTCCAGCAGCAGCTCTCTTGCTATACTCAGCTTGTTGTGCCCCGAATTCCTTGCTAGCTTTAGTCTGCATATATAATGGCACCATCTCAGCAGCATATCCTGCCATTCCTGCCATGCCCTGAAAGCCTTGAGTCATTGCAGCTGCTCTTGCCTCTTGGGCGTCAGCTGCTGCAAGTTGTGCGCCCTGCACCTCACCTAAGTCAAGCTGCACGTTTACGTCTCTAAGCCTTGACTCCTCGTCAGCTGACAATTTCTCAAGGGCCATAAGCTCTTGACCCATTGCTGTTCTGATACCTTGCTGTTGCTCGTTCTGCATAGCCTGTAGCCTGCCTGCTGTTGCAGCGGCACCTCTGTCAGCCTCTCTGGCTGCCTCTAATGACTGTGCGCCTTGTACAAGCATTGCTTGTCTTTGTAGCTCATAAGGCTCTTTCATGATGCTGAGCTGGTCCATATAGTTCACCTCAAGCTTCTTTCTAGCCTCTTGCATAGCTTGCTCGGCTTTGGCATTTGCTTGTCTGTAAAGCTGTTGTTGTTTGGCGGCCTGCGTGAATGACATGGCTGTTGATATCCCTGTCGTTGCTAGCCCTATTGCTGCTCCTGTTACTGCTGCCATAGTTATATAATTTTTATCATCTCACCGACATACTCATCGCCTTTGGTATAGCCTAGCTCTTTGTATGTCTCAATAAGACTTTGGTGTTTAATCAATGCGTAACAATATTTAAATCCTGTGTTTTTGCTTATCTCGGTCAGTGTCGCTATCAGCATACTTATTGCTTCGCTCCTCTGTGGCTTTTTTCGATACTCTTTGTTTGAGATTATCCAGTCAACCCATGCCACTCTTGAGTTTGTTGCGTACATATACCCTGCACATACCGGCACGTCCCCATCTAATACCATTAAGCCACCTTCACCATCATCAGGTAGGAAATCTCTTGTCGGAGCTGTCCATCCCCAATCTGCCCACCACTCCTTTAGGGTGTCGTCATAGTCCTCATATGTCAATGGTCTTATATTAAGCATTCACAAAATTAGGGAAAACTTTTCATAACTTCAGATTCTACAGCAAATAATTCTATCTTACTCGTTGAACTATTTGTAAGGATAAACTCACAATAGTGCCCAAGCACCCCATGCGACTCAGCTACTGAGTTCTTTGTATATAGGAAATAAGCGTTTTGAATCGGTATTGGCGTAGTCCCTGGGATTGTAATATCTATCACTATTTGGTTTATGCCGAGCTTGTAGTTCCTGTTGATTTGCGTTATCTCTCCGGCTAGTAAATATGTCGATGGATATGGTGGTATCATAAAGTACAGATAGTCGCCTATGCTCATTATTGTGCCAAGGTCAACAAGTGGTGTTATTGAGAAGTCAATGGTGTCACCTGCCAAGTTTACCTGGTAGCTAGCTCCTATACCATTAGTACTTCGAATAGCAATCTCACCAGTGCTGTTGTTTCTGACAAAGGCGAAAAACGACTGTTCCTTCTTCTCGAACCATTTATCGTCAATAAATCCGCTCTGCTGTATATCTGTCAATAGCTCAGCGTCCCATGCTGCGTCACCCTCAAGGTTTAGCGTCTTGAAGAGCTTATTCTCAAGCGGTGCTGTATTGAATACGCTGTGCATCTTTGTTGGCGTAAATGCGCTATTAGGGTCTCCTACTAATACCCACCACTGATTATAGAACGTATTCTTCAAAGAGTTGACATTATGCCTGTATAGGTTGCCACCTTTAAAGGTATAGAAGTATTGGTTCATCCCTATCATCCAGTCAGGATTATAGGAGTAGAATGAAGGCCATCCTGCTACCCCCTCGCTATATGTTAGTGTCTTAAACTCACCGTTTGTTGCTGGCATTATTTATTGTTTTACGCTGCGCAATATGAATGGAATGCTATGATGATACCGTCCTGCACCTCAAAGGTGTCGTATGGTGCCGGTACGTTTAATGCTCGGTAGTAGCCATCAGGTAGCACATTCGCTCCGTTGATGTCACTGAACACCCAGTCATACAGACCAAGTGTTATGCCATCACCATTGACCGGCACGACATAGTAGGTGACATTATAGGGGAAGTTGCAGAACCACTCAGGAAACACCTCAGCTACACCAACAGTGCCTAAGAATGCCGGAAGCTTCAGTGGGCATGATATACCAACTATAGCCTCAGAGTCAGGGCATATCCCTACGATTGTCACGTTGACATATTGCTCGGCAGCATTTGTCTTTGGTATCACCATTACGCATAGGTCAGGGTTGCCTGCTGTCAACTGTATCTCACCGGCAGATACCGTGACGCTAGATGTTCCAACAGGGATATAGGTAGTCTCGTCCCAAGCATACAGGTTAAGTGTTACAGGAGTACCAACGACAATACAGTCATTAGGTATATCACCTATGTATGTGTATGCCGTACTTGGTGTACCTGCAAGTAGCCCGAAGGCTTGAGAGCTTAGTTGATTATAGCTCATTGAGTCATAGTCAACCTTTATGCCATTAACCGTGCTATTGACAGCTATGGTGATTATAACAGCCCCTACTGACGCTGGTGTATCCCCAGCGTCAAATGTGATGGTGTAAATCCCTTGTAGCGATGGAGCCTCTACTGCTCCCTTACATTCAGTTCCGCAGGTAGGGCAAGCCTCTGCCGGTAGTAGTACGCATCCGAATTGTTGTCTTGCCACTGTGCCGTCTGAGTAGTACCCATCAGGTGCGCAGGTGGTCATACCGCTATCCAAGAATACTGTGGTAGCAGATGACAGTGTTGGTCCGTTTAAGAAAAATGTCTGTTGAGTTGGCATAGTTTATCCTCCGCAATAACAGCTCTCCATGTACACGACAGGATTGCCATCCATTATTATGTAATTATCTTTTATATTCTGTAGGCAGAAGCTAAAGCTTTCACCTGGCTCTATTACTTGAGTGAATGTCTCAGGCGAGAAGCAAGTTCCTAATGGGAACTCTACCGTTGCATTACCTATTGCCTCCACCGGATTTAAGAACATATATGACGAACACTCCTCTGTACATGGTATGCATTCGCAGCACACCTCTTCAATAGTCTCACCATAGCATAACTGTGCGCCATACTGCTGTCTTAGGTCCCAAATGATGTACAGGTACTGACCGCTTGCGCTTGGTGGTACTATAAAGTCAGCAGCATAAACACCTGCTAATGGTGTAGTGATTGGCGTAGCAACTGTTGACGCTGCTAATAACGCCTGCATATCAATGTCATTATTGCCATATAGCACACTTGTCCTAGCGTATCTAAACTTGTCAGATAATGGGTCAAATACAAATGTCGCCCAAGGGAATGTCTCGTTAATTCGCAGTGTCATTGTTGACCCTGCTACCGGTATCGGCCCTTGTCCCTCAAAGCCATTTGTTACTAAGTAGTACGACACCAATGGGTTAGCAGTGCCTGACGCAAAGATGAAGAAGTTAGACTGTAGTGGTGAGGTGTATGTACCATTGACATAGTTAAACTGCTTGAGTGTTGCAAGCCCTGCGTCACTATTGTTTGTCCATACCACCTCAATCAATGTCATTAGCTCCTCCTCAGGGCATTTTACCGTCATTGAGATGACAGCATTACCATTTACTACAAGAGATATGTCAACATTATTTGGTGACTGTGTATTCTTAAAGAATGACAATGAGCCAGCACTTGTCTGTGAGCCTGATGGATATGGCGTTCCATCATAAGTAGCGATAACATCAAAGCCTGCTCCAGGGTCAATGCTCACTACATTCCATTCCACTACTACATCGCCTATTGCTAGGCCAAGATTTACGCAGTAGTCAGTTATTGTCTTAACCTCTGCGCCTTGCGCAAATGTGAACGTCTGAGTGATGCCACACTTACTGCACTCAATCTTCTGAGGTAGCTTGCGGTCGTTCATTGTCAGGACATACTCATTCATATATGGGTCAAAGCCTCCGAGCTTCTGTGTGTTGAACGTCTCGATGAACTCATCTCTAAACCATGTGCGCATATTCTGCTCCGAGATGACAACTATCTGCTCATTTGAGTATGAGTTGCCTTTGAGCTGTAGGACAGCACCACGCTTAGCATCTGTAAAGAATCGGTCATAGCCCCACTGGATGTAGCTCTCAGGATTGAAGCTGATGCCATACTTCTCTGTTCTCGCTATCTGCGTTCCAAGCACCTCAGGTACTGACGTGATGGCACCGCCTGCTGCGGCATCAGATAGTAGGTTCTTGCCGGCAAGGACATAAGAAACTCTGTCCTCCTGTAGTACCAATACATCAGTCTCACGCCCATCTAAGATATAGACAGCGCCAAATGACAGCTCAAGGTTCTTATAGTTTAGTAGGGCATAGTTGAACTCATTGAGCTTATTTACATTGGTCTCAGGGTTGTACACACCTGAGTATGTGATGTCAGCAAAGCGTCTTGACTCTTTGTAGTCTTGCGCTGCTACTGTGGTAACACGGTTACCTAGATTGAAGTCTCTGCCCACTAGTGAGTCTCTAATCTTGTAGCTCTCAGCACCATTGCCAAAGGAGAAGCAGTTAAAGAATCCTGTTTGGATGATGCCAGGGACACCTAATGCAATGTCCTGCGATTGGTCGCCTAGTAATCCATTCGACAAGTGATTGCCATTGGCATCAATCGGGAATGATAGTTCGTTCTCAAAAAAGACATCGGGCAGTGTGTCCGTTGGCTCTGTTTCAAAAATAATATTTTCAACAGCTCTAAACACTTGTATATTGGCAATTACTTTTGATTGTCTCTTTTTTGTATTTGCTCCGGTGCAAGGTAGCGTTCCTGACATTTGTAAAGTCAGTAATTGGGAAGAAGGGATTCTATAAAATTTCCAATAATTTGTACCAAGGCTACAAGAACTTAAAGGAGAAGTTATACCAGGGATAAATTGATTGTCTATAAGTCCAGGCCCCCCTGACCCTGTTGTTGTCCCAACTGTGGCAATTCCATCATTTAATGTAGCGGCAATATTATCATTTATAAACCAATCATACATATTTGTATAGCTGTTGGCTGCTACATATTGCTTTTTGAATAAATATCTTCTTGTTTCGCATGGATTATCCCCATACCCATCTCTAATAAAACTAATATCAAAGATTATAATAGAACCGGCAGGAACGTCATAATCTATAAATTGACCTGGTATTGCAGGATCAGGGATACCCATAGGATAACTTAATTTCGGACAAGTATTACCTGCCGTCTGCATAGCAGAACGAGTACCTGGTGCGATTACTGCTAATGGATCTACCTCAGTAGAGAAGTCATCTGCTTTTATTTTCATGTAAACTCCAGCAGGAGGAGCAGGCATTACTGTTGGTATAAATCCACTTGCTTTAGATTCTTTCTCTAATACAGTTGCATAGGTACATTGTTGCATAGGACCCTCTGAGTCAGCTTTTACAATAAATCTATCCCCCTCTTCTACTTTTCTTGCATTTTCACCTTGCAACAAGAAATATGTTTCTTGTGTTAATGGGTCTAAAAAAAATATATTTGAGTAGATGGTTTCGTATCTATGTTGGTCTGCCTTACATACAAACTTATAAAATTTAGCCCAATATGGCGCAACCTGAGATGGCGGTATAGTTACAGTAATTGAATTTGCGTATTGTGAATTTCTGCATGGAACGTGTTCGTTATTAAATAAGCTAACATTTGCTGGGCTAGCTCTTAAATATTCGTCCATGTACACAATGCCAATCTCATAGTCTCTATTACTGTGCAAGCTTTTTTTAATATTAGAATTTACTGATTGAACAGATACTACCGCAGTGGTTATTCTATAATATATATAATTATTGTTAAAACTTGGATTTGAAAATAATTGAGTATATCTTGTTGCAGTAAATTGAAGACTTATAACATTACTTGAAGGAGATGCAGTTATAGCAATTGGCTCTAATGGACCATTTATTCCTCCTTCATACTTTTGCAATACTCCAAAAGTGTTGTTTACAACGCAATTAACTGCATCTGTCATTGTATATCCATCGCAAGATGTATCACCTCCTGGAATAGGATTGTATATAGGCTTAATATTTAAAACAGTTCCTATTGCATCTTGAAACTCTGCACTTGATGCCATTTGGTACACAGATGTATAATCAGCTGGCAATACAAATGAAAATGAAATGTCAACAAATCCATACGGTGGTGTTATGGGAGGGAGATTTGTGGAATAAACACCCTCTAAAGTTGCATCTATTATTAGTGTATTCCCTTGTTTTAATGAAACTCCAGATAAATCTATATTTAAGACACAGTCATTTATAGTTACCGGCCCATTTATTGTGTAATTGCCATTACTATATGTAACAGTTGGTATAAGCTCTGGAATTATTTCCTCTACAACTAATTGCGTAGAATAGTCAAAGTTAGTTGGGTGGCCATTGGCATCAATCAAGTCATAGCCGTCAACATAGTTGCCATACATTAGCCTATTTCCCATAATTGTCTGAGCCTTAGCTAGTCTTGGCACATTGTCATATAACCTAAGTAGCTCTGACTCCGGTAGGATTGTATAGATTTTGCTATTGCTGAATAAATATGACTGAGTGACATTATCAAGCCATCCAACATCTTGCTTGTTATACTTCTCAATGACCTTTATGACATTGGCTGTCGCTTCCTTAAATAGCAAGTCAATGCCAATTACTAATGGCCCACCTGTATTGAAAAATACATTTACACCATTGTATCTATTTATCATCCCTTCATTCAAATAACTGTCAGGACTAAATTGAAAGTCATTTGGGAAGAATGCTATCTCTGTCCATTGTGACGTTACGCTATATTGCCCATTTGCATATTGATACCTATACGCAAAGCAAATAAATCTATCCTGTAAGAAGTTTGATTGGTCTGAAAGCTCAACAAGTGTTATCGTAGGCGCTGCGGTAGGTGGCTTCTTAATAACCTGTATTGTCTCATACAGCAGGTCAGGCTGACCATTGTAGTCAATCCCTGCACCATCAGGATTAGCGTAGCCGGTCTTGACATTTATGAACCTCGGAGGATTATAGTCGTCAGTCCAATACAGCAGGTCCTCAATGAGATTGACCCCTGTAATTAAGTACTGCTCATTGAAATTCAAAGTAGTGTCAACACCGCCCCCATTGTCAACGCTGATGACATGATATATAATGACTTGAGTGACAACATTATATGACACTATTAGGTCAAGCTTACCGGTATTTGACCCAAACTGTGAGTCATGGACAAACCAATAAATAGTCTCTCTTGCGCTGTCCTCAATAGCACCGATACATCTTGCGAATGGACTCAAAGGCTTTCCAGTGTACTCAAGAGCTGTCAGCGGAAGATTGCCATTGGTGTTCTCAATGACACCGGCCTCTGACTTCTCAGTAGAACCCATACGGACATTCATTGCGTCAATGTATTCGCCCTCAGGCACAACTCGCTCATCGAATGTCTTATTCATTCTACCAGCGACAAAATTCCTTGAAAAGTTTGCCATTATTTAATTATCTTGTCCATACCCCTCATATTCATTAGAAGTCTGCCAGGGTGGATGTTACTGATTCTTATTTTTGCATTTCTTAGTAGCGACTGTTTCTCTTTCCTAGCTCTTGCCACAATGTACTCTTGTACGCCAAATTTAGCGTTCAGTATCTCGTACCGGATATAGGCATAGACATATTGCTCGAATAGTTTATTGACCGATATAGCACCCTCATTGCCATTCTCCATGCCATCGCTCACATACTCAAGAATAACTGTTGCAGAGAGATTGTGATGGTGATTTGGGTCATTATTGTTATGGTAGTGGTTGTATCCCAAGATTGCGCTGTCAAAGTTTATGACACCTGCCTTCTTGTCAATATTGAACGTAGGGTTGCGGTTAGCTGTCTCGGTATTGAGTCCAAATCTAGCTCCTATGCCATAGTCAAAGTACCAATTGCCATCACAGCAGTATCCCTCGTGTCCGTGGAACTGATGCCCTTGGTTAAGGTAAATACTCTTCTTGGTTCCTTTGATTCGCTCGTAGTCAATGTTTGAGTACTGCGGCTCCAGGATATTACCATTTTGGTCAAAAAGGATATTGCACTCATGGTCCTGCAAGTATGCCTTGGCTGACAGTGTCTGTATGTTCTCACTAAGCGGCATAAGCACACCATTATGGTATAGCGAGATGCGCACCCAGTTGACATAGTCCGATGGTAGCACATAGCGCAGTTGATCGCAGACGCTAAGCTCAAGAGCTTTAATCTCTTTGAACGCGTCATAGTTCAGCTCTTGGATGGCTCGCTTGGCGTGGAACAACACCTTGTACCGCTCCTCATTATTTACCAATGAGTGGTTTCCGGTGTACATCAGCTGAAAGTTATTGACAATGTCAAATAGGCTCACATACTGATATGACCCCCAATTAGCATCTGTCGGAGCGTTACCATTATTGGTATAGTATTGATACTGTGATATATATGGCATTGTATATTATTTTAAGTATTAGCGTCTCTTCCTGCTTCTTGCCCTAGTGCGTATTGCACCACCTCAGTTTCTCTGATTGTCATACCACAGTATTGCAGTATTTTCTGAGCGAGTTTATATTCCTCTTCAAGTGGCAGCTCAAAGTCTTGGTAGTCAAGTTGTGACTGGTCAAACAAAGGCTCACCGCTTGCCAGGGTGATATATGTCCACTTAGGGTCCAATGGGTATCTAAAGTACGTTGCATTGACAGCACCATACCCTTTTATGCTGTTCGGATAGGTTGTTATGATACCTGCCTCATTAAGCGTATAGACAGGGAATACTGTCGATGGGGCAGTAAGCATTGAGTTGTTGAGCATTGTTATCTTGCCTACTGACACCTTCTCGGCATCTACTCCTACTGATGAGTATATAACGTAGTTTTCTTTTATGCCTTGGAAAATATCACTCGATAAGTCAAGGACCGTTGCTGATGCCACCACCATTACTTCTGCGCTCTCTAATGTTGTAAGGTTAATGACAATATCACCATAAGCTACTCCTGCTGTTATAAAGTTTGCAGTAGCATCAATCAACTGATTGAGTGATGGTGTTCCTGTAGTAGTCCCCGATATTTTCTTAGTATTGTAGCATAATAGCTTGTTAATCATATAGTAGTCATTGCCTACTGTTACAAGCGATGGAGCAAAGAACTGATTGACGGTGAATCCTGATGGGGTGACAACAGGAACTAAAAAATTGGAGATAAGGAAATACTCAAGAACCTCAGCAAGTGGCTGCTCAATATCAGCATAGTCAGTACCTGCCACACGGCCATTCTCCATGTTAATCACCTTGTTGTAGGCGGTGAAGTACTCCTCAAATATCTCCATCTGTGCCTGCTTGGCATAGAGATTAAAGTCCTGCGGAGAGATGTATCCGTAGTTGTTCTTATTCAGGACACCCTGTACTGTATTCCTTACTGAGTTTATCATCCGTATTTTTTTACAAATATAAAAAAAAGAGGGTATATATTTACACCCTCTTTATGTTTTTTGTTTTACGATTCAGAAAATGTTTCTAACATCTTGAGTGAATCTAAGCCCTCATCGCTTTGCAGGAACTGACCGGCAAAATCGTATGGGTCATTATTATATGGCACTGAACACATTTTCTTTTTGTTGGTTGGCGTATTGAACCATATTTCTCTACCATTATTCCTAATGGCAAGTAATTTCAATTCAAAGAACGATCTGATTTTAGCTTGGTAGTTAAGCTCAGGGTCATTGTATGCCTGTAAGAAATCATGCGGATAGTTTTTAGCAAATACCAATATATCACGCTTTAGCTCAGCTGTTGTAATGGTGGTAGGGTCTTTACCAAATAGTACCCTTGTCATCATCTCAAGCTGCTCAATTGTAAGATTTCTAGCTTGAATCAAAGCGTCAACTTCTAGGTTTAAATCCTCTACTTCATCTTTAGCTTCTTTCTCTTTGTCAACTTCCTCGAATACAATACCATTCATTGGATGGTAATGCAGAAATTCTTGAAGCACCGGATTTGTTCTTGCAACAGTTAAAAATCCATCTTCAAATACAATTGGCTCAAGTATTACATTTGAGTCCTGCTCATCCTCAAAAGGTGACTTTTGGTTAGAAGCGTATCTTAGTACTCTATTTACGTTTTTGGTTTCATCAAACCACATCAGTGGAAACTTTGGATTGTTTCTCGATACCAATGTGTATGATAATGGTGTCCCTCTTTTTAACCGATATATCTTATCGGAATACTTTTTCTCTGACATATTGTTCAATTTAATTAGATTTTAAAAAAGGAGGGCGCTATGGCAACGCCCCCCAAAAGCAGCAATGTATTAACCGAATCTGAAAAGTACAAAGTTGTTTGCACCGAGGGTACATACGCAACGCTCAGAAAGGAAGTTTACTTCCATAGCATCCAAGTCGCTAGTTTGCGCACCACCGGCAGAACCTGTAATCCAAGTTTTGTAACGACGGTCTTCTGTTTCAGTTGCACGGTAGCGGACGTGTAAGAACGGACGCTTAGCGTTTTTGCCCATAATTTGGTCATAAACTGAAGTAGAACCAGCAGGAACCAAAAGTCCTGTTACAGTACCAGTAGCGGTAGCAGCAGCATTTGAAAGACCACCACGCATAGTTGGATCGTTCAAGTATTTCCAGTCTGACTTGTAGAAGTCATAACCACGACGGAAACCTGAGAAACCAAGGTTCAACGCCATAGTAGTGTCATTGTCAAATAGACCGTATGAAGCACCAAATGAAGGAGTTGCAGCAGCAGCAGTAGAAGCACCATTAAGACCTGCAAGCATACCATCAATGGCAAAGCTAAGGTCACGGTTACAGAACACTACGTTTTCCTCAATAGCGCCTTGTCTATCAAGACGTTGTACGATTGTGTCCCAATCAGCAAGAGTTGTAGGAAGACCTGCACCCCATACGTTACCACGATTGTTTACAGCAAAAAATACTCCTTCAGAACCATCTACTTGAGCAGTTACTAATGCACCAGAACCAGCCTCAGCAGGAACAGCTTCAATCATAGCAGTCTCCATATAGTCCTCAAAGCGAAGACGAGTCTCATGCTCGGACTTTAGGTACCAAAGGTAGCCAGTAGCGCCATTCTCAGTTGTTACTTCAACCCAACCAATTTGAGCCATATCAGATCCACTGATATTGTATCTGTCTTTTAGGATGATTGGCTTGTTAGTGAAGAATACATCTTCAGCTTCAAGTGAACCAACCATACCGGTTGTGCCTTTTCTGAATTCAGAACCGTAAATAAAGATAGTACAAACATTTGTATTGACAATATTTACCGTAGCCTCATAGAAAGCAACAGTTATTACAAGACCAGCAGCAGCAGTAACAATAGCTTTGTTACTTACGCCAGTTGCATTAACTTGGATGAATACAGTTTGACCAATACGGATAGCAGCTGTGGTTGCACCTGCATCAGCAATGGTAAATGTTCCAACACCACCAGCAACAGCAGAAGCTGTACATTGTGTGTATTTGATGTGAAGACGACCTTGCTCAGCCCATCTAATTTGGTCAGAGTTTGAAGGCATCTCAGCACCTACAAGGCGAAGGAATGAAGAAATAGTACGATTACCATAACGCTCAAATTCTTTCTCGTAAGTATCAGGAAGATACTGGTTCAAGAAGTTAAAGTTGGTAATATAGTTTGTTGAAAGAGCCACTCTCTCTGCTGCCGGTTGCAGCGCGAATGTTGGCGTGTTTAATAATGGCATTTTTTAAGAATTTAATGTTTTACAATCTTTTTGCACTCTTGATTTTTAGACTTTTCCCAGAATCAGGGTTCACCTCTTTAACCTGGAATCCATCATTACCCTTAGTTGCCTCATTTGCTTTACGCTCAGACATATTGATATTCTTAGTCTTACGCATAAAGTCATCTGCTGCATCAGCTGCGCCTTGCTCATAAAAGTGCTTGGCGAAGCGCTCAGGGTTCATTGCAACCGCTAGCGCTTTATGGTACCCTGCTGCGTCTTTTATCATCCCTGTTTCGTCGAGAAACTTCCCGATAAAGCTTGAGGGATTAGAGTGTAACCTCTTCAACTCAGCAGCATCACCAGGATTGAAAAGAAGCTTTCTGTTATTGACATTGAACTCAAAACCTTTGAATCCTGAGTCAAAAACTTCATTAGTCTTATTCTCAAACCATTGACGTTTGCGATTATTTTCCTCTTCGTAAGTTTTAGCATTTCTGATATACTCACGATATGCATTGAACTCCTCCTTCTCTTCTTGAGAAACACCTGCCGTACTCGACTCAAGGGGCATTTTATATTTCTCCTTCTGTGTGGTGAAGAATTTCTTTGCTTCATTTACAGCTTTCTTTCTTGCAACTTTAGCCTTTTTGATATAGCTTTCATCGTCAAGGTCCTCATCGTATCTGTACTCATCCATCATCATATCGACATCATCTTCGTCGAGACCTTCTTGGGTTGATATCAGATACTCTTTTAAAAGCTGTTCTTCCGGCACGGACTCAAAGTCCTTATTCAACTTGAGAAAGTCCTCAAAGCCCCTGCCTGTTTCTTTTCTATATTTCATATAAGCAGCTACATCCTCAGGCATATCCTCTGCGCCTTTGCGCTCAGACATAAGCTCATCGAATGAGTTAATCTGCTTGTTGTATCTTTTTCCTATATATGAAAGAACGTCTTCTTCTCTTAGGTCAATCTCTTGCTGCGGCTCAGGAATATAACTATCCTGTGGAGCATCTTGAAATTGTTGTTCGTGCTTCTCTAAAAGCTCTTTCTCTACCTCTTGAACACTTTTTTGTTCACCGGTTTCGACTAATTTTACTGATTTAAATTCCATTTGAGTAAATTTATTTGTTGCAAAAATATAAAATAAAAATTAGATTCACACTATCTTGGGTTAAATTCTGCTAAATCAAAGCCATCTAAACTATCTTCATTGGACTCGAAGTTTACCGGAGGTAAGTTGTTCTTCCTTTGGTTTATCAGTTTTGACTGCTGAGTGTTCTGAATGCTTATGCGTTTGTTCTTCTCATCCTCTTTGTTTTTCTCACGCATAGCAAGTGTACCGTATTGCATCTCATGCAGCTTCACGCTATACTGGAACTCCTCTGCCATTAGTCTTGACTTGATTTGAGACTCAAATTCCATCTTCTTCATCGCCATCTCCATCTCTGTCTGTATGACTTGGGCTTTTGCTTGCGCTTCCAACTGTATCTTTTGCACTGCCATCTGTGCTGCCATTTGCTGTGACTGCATTTGCTGCTGCGACACCATTGCTTGCTTTTGCATTTGCATCTTCTCCATCTTCTCGGAAGTCTTTATACGCTTGACTTTGAGCAGTTGGTTTGCGAGTTTGAGGTTTTTAAGTTCTCGAATATCGATAGCATCCTCAAGGTTAATGTCGCCTTTCGATAAGGCCATGTTGATATTCGCTTCGAGTTGCGCTCTTTGCTCTTCGTCCGGTGCAATCTCAATAGAGATACCAAAATCATATAGGTAAAGGTCTTTAATTTCGTTAAGTATTGACACGTTGTACCTGCCTATTCTTGTGGCGAAGTCTTCTTTGAAGTCAGCGTACTCTAATATGTCAGCTACGCGATAAGTGATGGCTTCTGCCAAAGTGCGGTAGATATATAGACCACTCTCCAGGATATGCCTTGTTGCTGTGTTTGAGTTGAGCGCTGCAAGCTTCTGTAAGCCAACCAATGAGTTCGGGTCAGGTGTTGAGCCATCCCTTGCCTCATTAAGCCCTGTAACGGTCCGTATCATGTCCATATAGTGCTGGTAGTTAGCCAACAGCATCTGTGTCTTTGCCGCTCCTGAGTTTGACGTGAGCTGAGTAATTGGCACCCTCGCATTATTGAAGTCACCATCTTGGGTGAAGCTACGCCCGATGACACTACCTGTTTGGAAGTAGAGCCTTAATGCATCCTCAGGATTATAGGCATTGCCAGTTCCAAGGTCAACCTCATTGAGGCCGTCAGCGTCAATGAACACACCATCAGGGACAATGCGGTTAATGACCTGCTGTAGCTTTAGATGGGTGATTTGGATTAGGTCAGCAAATGGTATCATCCTGCGAACTAAGCTCTCGATAACACCTTTGTACATCCTTGGCGCGCAAGCTACGAACATTGGCATAGCGTGTTGTGCTGATGACTTAGGTCTGACCATATTCTCGGCCATCTCCCACTTGAGCAGGTAATTGGTGCCCATTACCATGATGCCTTCGTACCATACGTCAACAGTCTTCTCAACTTTCTCAAAGCCACCCTCTTCCATCATCTCTTGTGGAGGATTGAACTCATCGTCCTTTGGAATCATCTTGAAACCACCTTGCTCTAATGTTTTCTTTTTATAGACAATTTTTTTGGTTGTCTTATAATTAAAATAGAGCAGAGTGCAAGTATCTCTAAAAAATAAACTATTCTCATAATATCTTGCTACGTTATAATAGTCATACCATGACTGACTGTACGCTGAGATTTGCTCTAGATCGTCTCTTGTCAGCTTTGGATTTATCTTGTATAGCTCAGTGAGCGGAACGGTCTTGATTTCACCCCAATAGAACACATCTTTAAAGAATGGGTCCTCGGTATAATTATGGACCACATTAGCTGGGTCAACATAGGACACCTTGACACCTTCTCCTAGCAAGAACTCATGCTTTGCTACGGCCATGCCTAAGACGGTCATGTCATAGTCAAGGCGCTTTCTGATGTCATCGTAGTGGTTCTCGTCAAATATTGTGCTGATGGCTACCTCCTCTGCTATCTCAATTGCAGGCTTGTAGTTAATCTGCATATATAATGATAGTTCTTCATCATTCTCAGGAAGCTTCTCAGGGTCCATCATAAATGGATCGGCACCGGTAAACTGTTGGATTTTTGCAAAGATTTCTTTTCCTGCCATTTGCGTCTCAATCATGTCTTGGTACTTATTGCGCTTGGCAAGTGACATTGCGTCCTGCGCATAAGCCTTTGGCTTGAAGAGTCTGTCTGACATACCGTTTACAACAATGTCAACGAACTTTGGGATAACAGGAACTGGTGTCCAGTCAATATTCAGGTACGACAAATCGCCATCAATAGCAAGTTCATTTTTGTACTTTGCTACTGACTGCTCTCCTCTTGCATAAAGCTTGAGCTTATGGAAGTCTCTCCAACGGCTGTAGTACCTACATGAGGTTCCGTCTTTTCTAAACCACTCATACTGTATAGCTTGCCCTACTTGTAAACCATAGCCTTCAGATGCTTTCTCTTTATCTGTTGCCCATTGGTTAGGGAAGTTTGTGTACTGAATATCAATTATTATATCTTTCATTTCATTAGTTGACTTGTTAATCCAT